GTCATTCTCGGTGGCCGCCCAGGTGTACATCTCTGGTCAGTCACAACAAACTGACAATGGCAGTTTATCCCGTGACAAGCCAAATGGGGTGATTGTGGCCGGATATTGTACCGCGCCCATGTGCTGGCTCGGTAAACCCGTCCGTCATAGTTTAGACAGTCCCGACATTTGTCTTTCGTGTCGCCCTCGATCCACATGAGTTTTTTGTCTTTCGCCGCCATTACCGTGGCCTGACTCTTAGCTGCGTTATACGCGTTCGCCCACATCTCCGCACGTGATAGCAACGGCGTTAGCTTGCCGCCCTTATCCTTCGAGTTATCGTCGATATCAACCCCGAACGCCTCTAGCCGATCATACTGAACAGAAATCATCACCTGTAAAGCGTTTCGCTCTGCGACTGACAACTCACTTGGTAAAATCCCTACCTCCTTCGCTCCCTCATACCATGCTCGTGTTAACCCAGCTCGAATTGTATCTAACATATCTTGATACCATTGATCAAGCGACCATTCCCCAGTCCATAACGCGCGTGTAGCAGATCGAATCGCCGACCTATACCGCGCCAGCCCTTTCGCCATGTTTCTCTCCTCCCCATAGACTTTTGCAAATCTTGATGTCGATTTCACACAGAGCGTCCAACGTTGGTGGCGCGTTCATAAACCCACTTCCGCACGACGGGATATAACACCCATCAACACACAGAAAGCCAACCACAACACGAGCAGTGCAATCATCATACACTTAACATTGCTCCCCTGTTCCATTGTCTCGGTGTGCTTCTGCTCACGCCATAATGGCAACCCGACAAATACATAAAACCATATAATTATCAATACTAGCATTTCCCGCCTCTTATGATGTTGGCGTAGTCGTCACTAAGAATAGAAAAATAGACATCACGATCGGTAGCAGAAACTTCATACCGCCTCCAGCAAATCGGCCAAAATGTCACGCATTATATTATCTACTTACACCGCATCTATGATGAGAAAAAAGAAAAGGAACACCACGATCAATAATAACCACTCCATCTCACACCTCCAACAAGTCAGCCAAAATGCCACGCATAATTCCCCCAGCCTGCGGAGTCTCGGCTTCCATTTCCCGTAGCACTTCCTGCACCAACTCAATCACCTGCTCACGTCGTGGCGCTGCGATCTCCTCAGTCAGTTCTTCGGGGAAAATGCTTTTTAGTATGTCCTGCGCATCGCTCACGTTCAGAGCCTCTAGTGCCAGTTGTGTGCGTAATTCGATGGGGAGCTTGGCCACCTCGGAAAACGTCTTCAGAGCCTGACTGAATTCAGTGAGATTCGTCTCTAGCAGAGAGTCCAGCGCAATGTAGGCTCCATGGCTCTCAAACTTCGTCCCTGTCGCATCCTCATAAGCCGATAAAACCACGTCTACGATGTCGCCCCAAACACTCTCCCAAAACATCTGGTATCGCGCAAAGTGTCTCAAGGTCGGCATCTCCATCGCAGAAGCCGTTGCCAGTCTGAACGATTCACCCGCCCCCAGCCAATGAGGGAAAACCCCGCCGCTCAGGGCAATGGATCGCAGGAATAGTGCCCCATCCTTCTCTGCATCTACTGCCCCTGTAGATAGCGGCATTCGGGTTCGCGTCGCCGCTTCATTCTCCAGCCATGTACTGCCAGCCGTTGGGTTCGGGTTCATCTCTGTGTCACCAGTTACCAGGCTCGATTGCAATTGCTGGGCGATTAGTTTTAATCCCCTCGATCCGCTCTTGAATTTGACCTTTTCGGTAAAGGTCGCAATACTCTTTATCACTGCTGCACGATCCTGTGCAAATTCTTTGTTTAGCTCGATCCATGGAGTGCCACGCATCAGCATTGACAATCCACGCTTCTCCAATCCAGGCAGTTTAACGTGCATCATTCGAACTGCCGTCATAGGCCGCAAGTTCTGTGCCAATTTCGCATCCCTCAGCAACTTCGCCCGATCCAACTGGTCAGGCTCTGCCATCCAATCGGGGTAGTATAATGTTTGCTGCTTCAGAGAATTGGCGGGGGTCCACTCCCTCCGATAGTATAGAACCGTCGCACTGTCATTCGGGTCTGTAATACATTCAATGATCTGCTCAGTGCGAATGAGCCGCACGTAGGTCTGGCCCTTCGTGCGCCCCGCCGTGGCTGTGAAAAAGACAAGGAAAAACTCCCCGTCCACACAAAGGCGGTCGGAAAGTTCCTGGATGTTTTTCACGCCCAAAACTGCGCGGTTTCGTTTCGCCGTCCAGAATTCGTTGAAGACCTCCTTAGCCTTGTCGTCGTCGGGCGTGATGTTAACCCGCCGCCCAAAGCCAAAATCGGTCTGAATGCGTACCAACGCTTCCGCATAGACCGACTTTTCATAAAGATACCGTGCCGCCGCAACAATCCCTAGTCGCTCCTGTTCACTCATCTCACCAAGACTGGACGGCGATAGTAAGTAGTCTCCTGCGTGACGACGCATCATATCTAGCGTCCCCGCATCCTCTTGTATAAGCCACGGGCGCTGAGCCATCGCTCGTTGGAACGCAACGACCGTCTCCTGCAATTCTTGAACCTGTGGCGCTAACAACCACCCCGCAACCTGATCTTTGATCCCCACGGTTTCCCTCCTTGCCTACCACACCTTCGGCGCGTTGTAGATGATTCGTGTCCCTTCATACTCAGTCAACCCAACAACGATATATCGCAACGCATCGAGGGCATGGAACGCCTCCTTGTCCTCGATTGTATCGGTAAACTCACCGCGTATCATTTTCCGACGATAGGCCCCCAGCTCTGAAATCAAATTCTGACAGCCTTTGTGGATGACCAGCATCCCATCGGACAGCAACTGTTGGACCCTATCGATTCCTGCCCATACATCTACGATAGGAGGCGCGGTGAGAGGTATCCCCGCCGCCTGCCAATCCAACCGCGCCTGACGCTCGCTCGGCCCGCCACCAACCCATGCGAATACCCTATGCTCGCCCGTGCGTCTGAGAATGTTTTTGACGTGCTCTGGCGTTGTGATACCGTACGGCTCGTAGTATTCTTGGTAGACGTGCAGCCTTGGATTCCCTGGCAACACCTCCATCGCGACCCAGATCGCGGCAATCCGTTGCCCCATCGGATCAATCCCCACAAATACAGGCCAATTAAGCGGTATCTGTTGATCTGGAACAAAGGTGTCGTCCGAAAAGTTATAAATCGCCCCTTCTGGCGCGGCCCATTGCCCATACAACCAGCGCAATTTACGCGCCCCACTCAAACGCTCCAACCGTTCGATATACGCCTTCCCGTAAGGCGTCCAGTCCTGCGTGGCCTCGTCCCACATTTTGGGGTTGTCCGTATGATATGTTTGCCACAACTGCAATACCCCAGCCTCGGCCCGCTGTTTGATCCAGTGATACGGCGTTTCGGGGTTGCAATCGCCGATCAACTGTTGATAGGGCATGACCCCGTTTCGCAGGCCGCCGCCCAGCGTTTCCCACTCGTAGACCGTCAACTCCTCGGCCTGCAGGACAAAAATAATGTCATACTCGCTCGAAAGCGTGCGGCTTGGCTTGTCCATGCCCAAGACCACGATCTCAGACTTGTTGGGGAGTTTATAACTCGATCTGCCACCACGGCTTGGGCCTGTCTCTAATAATGGGTGACCGACCCCCAATACCTCGTTCTCAAACGTGACCAAGCCCGTCGTCGTGAGGCTAACCCGCGTCTTGCGCACTATCGCCGCTCGCGCCCCAGGCCAGCGATTCATGCAATACCATAGCTTCGATAGCCCTGCTCTCGATTTCCCCGTCCCGCGAGCCCCTGTCAGAATGATCTCTGGATCAGTAGCTGTCTGCAACCGCGCCGCCGCCCCCCTTGGGTGATAGGGTGGCTCGGCTATCCTGGCTCGTGCCCCTTGTACAATACTCCACAACCCGCGTCGTTGTAATTCAGTCTCGATCAGGGCTTGGTATCTCAGTTTCGTCCTCTGCGCCGTCGTCAGTTGCATTTGTCAGCATCCCTTGGTAGGCTCGCAATAGTTCCTCATCGCTCATGCCCATAACTGCGATCAATTCATGGGGCAATCCACGTGCCCGACGCTCTAGGTCAATGCCCTTCCCCAGGAACCGACGTATCTCAGCAGGCCCCAGCCTCATGTCGGGATCTTCCTTCAGTTCCGCAGTTAGCTTTTGCAAGCTCCGACCACCTGCCGATTGTAGCCCTATCGCTATCTGCAAATGGCGCTTGTTCATCTCGTCTATCTTTTGCTGCTCTAGAGCCAGTCTACGCATTTGTTGGTAATGATCCCATGCCTCGGCACGGTCTCGCCAAGCCCACTTGTTAGCGTTGCGCTCCCACGGGCCAGATACCGTCATTATCTTGCCCCCCTCTGCCCCCCTTTGCACTCGCCAAGCTCGATATGCACCAAGCAATGACCGCTCTGGCCCAAGTTCGCGAAATAGCGTGAATCTGCTATACCAGAGCATCGGCTCACCTGTTTTACGATCCCAAGGGTTCATGTCTCAAATCCTATCCCCACATCACCCAGCGCCCCGACCACCTCTCGCCAGTCGCCCTTGACGAATACAAGCACATTCTGATGTGTCTTGCCCAGCTTGCGGCCTTTCGGAAATTGGCTTGATACCCGTATCGGCAATGATCCCACCGCCGTTACCAAGATCGCCTCGTTGTAGAGCATGGCCCCTGCATCCTGAAAAGCCGCTATCGTATCACTCACGAAGTTGCGGTATAGCCCCTTCTTGTCCCTTATATCGCCCACCACAAAGCAAGCGAAGCGGTTATCTTTGAGCATTGCCACTGAGGAGGCTATGATCTGCCTGTAGCACGCCAAAAAGTCGGCATACTCTGTGAGGTTGCTCAAGCCACCTTCCGCGTCGCTGTATATCTCGAGATCATAGTACGGTGGGCAACTAAAGATAAAGTCATACTCACCAGGAGCCAGCGTTGCGATCTCAAGGCTATTGCCCACGATCCACTTGGGCACGTTCGCATCTTCTGTCTGTCTAATACCGACAATCCAAAACAAATCGCCGTCTTGCAGATATGGCAAGCACTTTGCCTCATAACCAGAATCTACACGCACGCCCTCAATCTCAACGTCCGTCACGGGCTTGGCATAGTCACCCGTTGGCTCAATAAGCTCTACCCGCTTGGCCCAGTCTGGCGGGGCATATTTGTTCAGACGCTTTCGTGGGTCAGCCCCCACGCAAACTCCTACTACGGGAATATCTAGCCCGCCATCTCGCAAGCCCCACAGTAGACCACTTAGAGACATGCCCGACCCAACGGGCGCGACGATCCTTTGCACATCGGGGGGAATATCTTTGACCTGCTTGCGCGTTTGTTCAACCGCCTCTTGACATTCCATACCAAACGGGATATTCGTCCAGCCATACTCTGCCGCTGCGTCCTTGGCCCGCTTGATAATGACATTATTGTAGCCCGCCTTGTGCTGTACCACCTCGGCCCCCGCGCCTTGCGCCGCTAATACCTCTGGCGATAGTTCACCCGTCGGCGTGTGTACTTGGCAAGGAATTCCCATCGCCTTAGCGACATGCGCCACAATGTTTACTTGTGGCGATGAGCGCGAGCCCGCCGTTGTCAGGCCCGCCGCCCCTTGAGCTAGTGCTATGCACGTCCTAACCTTGCCCCCCCGCACGCCACCAGAAGTGAAATAATCGTCTCTCTTGAACCAGATATTACCGTGCTTCTCAATAGGCGTTACGGCATTCGCGTCATATATCTCGTTGCGCCCAGGCCCCAGTATCTCCTTCGCCTGTACCTCATTGGCCGCTATCTGCTCTGCGCTTAGGTCAATCCCCGTATAGCGCCGTCCCAGCTTGGCCGCTACAATGCCCCGCACGCTACCTCCCGCAAAGGGATCAAGCACCTTGCCGTCAGGAGGGCAAAACCAGGTATAGGCCAGCTCGCAGAGCACGGGGTCAAAGATACTTCCACCAGGAGCCATATTGGCTACGCGGTTATTTGCCTGCGCCCACTCCGGCAATGGCGGTGCTCCTGTGATATTGCAGGCGGCTTCTCGCGCTATACGATCTTTCGTATAATTGCCCGTATGCTCAATCGGCTCCGTTGCGCCACCCCGCCCCAGCTCGCTCTCTATCCCTAATGCTATCCAGGCCCGCTTGCGCTCTTGCCAGTACCCCTGCCGTGCGTCCAGCACCGAGAATGGTGGCACGATGAATCGCTCGGCCAGTGTGCTCCTTGGCTCTTGCTCGTTGTCATCTGCAAGCACCCCATCTGCCACACCTTTCAGTAACTCTTGTAACTCGTAGTCCTGCCACATATTCCCCAGGTCCAGCCCCGCGTCGAGATCAGCTACTAGCTGTTCGGCATTCCATTCGGCTAATTCTGCCGTTCTGTTATCGTATAGCGCCAGCTTGACCTTCTGCTCGTCTGTAAGCCCCGTCCGCCTGACCGCTATGATCTCTTCGCCGCCGGCCTCAATGACATGCACTCTTCTGATCCCCGCCGCTTCTGCCGCTGCAATGACGCCATTGCCTGCCAGAATCACATTGTCCTCATCGATCACAATAGACCGTGCAGCACCGACCTCTTGTAGGCTTTTCTGGATCATCTGAAGGTTGCGCTCCGGATGCCTCCGCGCATTCTTTGGATCAGGCTTCAAGTCAGTCAGCGTTATCTCCATATCTCGTATAATGCCTCCCGTACATCGTCAACACTCGTAACGTCTGCCAGTACAACTGCACCCGCGTCGTGCCACTTTCGCTGGACAGCCCGCTGTGACAGCCGCGAGTGTTCCCCTGGACGCTTTACCTCAATCACGACGGCTTGCCCGTGCCAGCATCCGATAATATCCGGCTCACTCGAATGGTATGCCGAGCCGTATTCCTTAAAAAAGTAAGCGTTTGGCAGACTGTTCAGATAACGCAAAATCGCCGCCGTAATCCTACTCTCCTTCATAATCATATTATACCATAGAGACCACGCTATGTCAAGGCAAAATTGACCGCCTTTCGCGTCGATGGTGCACACAATACCAGCGTTTCACGGGCACGCGTCATGCCGACGTAAAATTGCCTTATTATCCCATCCCGCCGATCTCCGCCATGCACCCAACTCCTCATACCGGCAGTTGACAGGTCTGGGAATAGATACACCGTGGACGCCTCCCCACCTTTGACAGAATGAATAGTCCCCGTAACTATGCGCGGCCTATCACGTAACGCCTGTTTATCTCGTTGTGCGACCGCAATCGGATATTCCAAAAGGCGGCGTTTTGACGGGAGAACGGCCCCCAAAAACCAGATCATATCTAACTCAAAGGCTCGATCCAACGCCGCCTCGGTGAAGACGTGTTCCAGAAGTACACTCAAGGCCGCCTCATTATCGATTTCTTCCTCTGGTAGATCGTTGAGCCACTTTTTTCCGCCTCGTTTCAGAGCCCTGCCCGACGCAAGGATCGCCGCAAAATCTCGAACGTCCCGATACGTCCACATACGCGATTGATCTCCCCATACCGCTGTATCTGGCCTCAGAAAAGCAAGTAGCCGGTCAACAGCCGTTCTCCTCTTTGTGCTCCCCCATCGTAGCGGGTTCCAATCCCCTCGCTTACGACGGTACGGATTGTGGTACGGAATCCCCGCCCTTCTCAATTCATGCAATAACGGCTTGAGCAAGTAGGCACATGATGCAAGCACCATCACTGATTCATGTTGTTCGAGGTCATATGCCAATCGGTCTACATTTCGCAATGACAAAGAGGCCCTTACAACCTCCCCCTCGGCGTCCCGAGGATTGTAGGTAATGTCAGTGCGCTTTTTGATCTGGCGAACCCATCTCTGGCTTACGTCAAGGACTGTGCGTGGTACGCGGTACGATTGTTTCAATGTTCGAATGTTTTCGGTGGGAAGAGGGGTCATAAATGGCTCCACAGCCGCCCCACGCCAACCGTAAAGAACTTGATCTCCGTCCCCTACAACGATCAAGTCATCGGCCTGTGCCCCCCACTTGCGCAATAAAGCCCATTGCAATACCGACAAGTCCTGCGCCTCATCGACAAAAATCACGCTCGGCGATCCAGGCGCGACATCGATCTCATGCAACGGTATCTCGATCATATCTTGAAAGTCGATATATCCCGTATCCTGTTTCCAGGCTTCCCATCGCTCAGCAAAACACCGAACGCGATATGGCCATCTGTCACGTGGTGTCATTTTCGCCCGCGCGACCTGGTACTCCATAAACAGGGCATCGCCCTCGTTTGTCATTTCCGCCTCTAGTGGCTCATCTAGACTCACCTTCGATGGTTGCAACCGTACACCGCCCGATTCGTTCCACTCCGTCAAATGTAGCTCGGCAATCTCTGGCTTGTCAAGTGCCCTGTACCCCATCGCATGTAACGTCCCGATCTGGTCACGATCAATCGACACTTCTCGTGACGCAACCTCGACCGCTGCCGCTCGCGTAAAGCTCACGACAAGCACATTCTCCGAACCACGTGCCGTAGCTGCATCATTTATGCGCCGCGACAGCCACGTCGTCTTTCCTGTCCCAGGAGGCCCATAAATCCTCCATTCCGCCATCGTCTTTCCCCCAATTCTCAGGTAACGCCCACCAATATCGTGTCGTTTTTCGTCCGATATGCAACACCCTTGGATCGATCCCTGCCTGCCGTAACCAAACACCCAGCGTTCGTTGTGTGATTTTCTCGTCTGTCAAAAAGTTCACCCATCGAGTAAAGGCATCCAGACGAATATGTATCTTTCCTTCATAGATCATCGGTTCATCGGATAGAGGTTCAACTTCATCAATAGGTGCATGAGATTCCAGATATTGTTCCAGCCATGCCCGCACCTGTGATACGATGGTCGTTTCCTCACCGAGGTCTCGCTCCTCACACATCGCACGCAGAGCCTGAGCAATTTCTTGCCAAGCAGGCCCCTTCATCATCGGAAGCACGATCCCAACACCATCTGCTAACCTACGTCTGAAAATCCGTTGCTCTATAAGTCCCGTAATATCCCCAAGCGCAAGCGATCCCTTGTCGGTCACCAGATAGTAGTCCCCGCCTGCCGTTGTCTGGTATCGAATCACCCGACGAATCGTACAGCCTAGTCGTTTCGAGAGAACATCTGGCGGCATACTCCCCTGGCTTCGAGAAGGCGAAACGCCAGATCGTGCCCGCTCGATGGTGCGAATTAGATAATCACGCCGCCTTCCTTTTTTCGCGCCTTTCGATCCCGCGCCAAGGTTACGCTGTCTCACCTCTGCTAATATAGCTGCAATCTCTGTATCTGTAAATCCAGCCTGTACCAATTTGTTGGCAATGCGTAGGTCATAGCCCGACGGCGAATCGTCTTTTGGCAAGGCCCCTTTATAGTCCAATGCTTGCGCAAACAAATGATCATTGGCGATCAAAGCCTCTAACTTTTCGGTCGGGATCGTAACCACACCAATCTCATCAGGCAAATCGATCTGGGCGGGTACTCCCGCCTTTTTCAGTGGGAATGTCTCCGTTCGCGCATGTTCCCAAAACGGTTCTAATGACTCATATCTGCGGCCCGTATCCTCAATGATACGAGCCTCAACGATATGCGCCGTATCTTTGTGATTCTCGGTTCCAGGGATGCGCATAACCCGCGCCAGATCGTAGACAGAGTCGATTTTCCACTGATCATCCGCCAACTGTCTCAGAGTATCCTGCCAGCGACGGCTAATGTCTTGTATCTCTGCTCGTTCCTCGTCTGTCTCAATCTCCCAAGGCTCATCGAATATCCACCACGCATGATATCCATGCCCACTCGCTACGATAAACGACGCTGGTAAAGGCATACGTCTAATCAAAGCCAACGCTTCAGCCCTCGTTGGTAAAGCCGTCGTCTTGTGGGCCTTCGGGCCAGCGTTATAGTCTACCTCGACACATAGCCCAGCAACTGCGACAACCTGTGCAGCGCTGGCTCTATGTTCACGCCCAAGATTATTACCCGCCAACCCCCGTGCGACGTAAATATCCCTTGGATGTCGCATAACATACGTGACAGCCTGACCGACTGTCTGAAAATAGCGCGTCCCTTGAGGAAACTGGGCAATCTGTATCCAGTGCGCGGGGTCTTTGGCTCCAAAAAGCTCTGTCAAAAAGTGCTCGATGTCATAGCGATTCATAATGCCCCCGCCCTAGACAAAAGGAACACACCCCGCCCTTATTTGGGGCAGGGTGCATCCCATGATATGTTAGACCTCCCCCTCCGCTGTGAATGCCGAGGCTGTCCGCTCCAAAATCCCTCTCAGATTCGCGGTGTAGCTCGCCACCACATGCGCGATTTCTGGCTCAAGCCTCCGTTCAAGCGAAAACACCATTTTGCTTACCGGTTGGCCGCGTTCTAGTGTTATCTTGGTCACGACCGCGTAATGCGGTAGATTCTGTTTGATCAGAGAGAAAAAGTATTGGCGGCTGTTTGCCAGTGACGTTGGCGGTACGATCACCACGTCGGGCAAAATCGCCTCCTCGCCGCGATTGATGAACAGCAATCTGTACTGTGAACACGCCTTCCCACGCGACGGCTCCCCGTCAGGGCCTATGCCCGATCCCCATTGATTTAGGGGACACTCAGAGCAAAACCCCCCAGGTTCGCCCTCACCGTGAATCAAGTCATTCGAGAAACAGTCGGGCGGGCGGTTATCCCCAGTGTAAACGTCAGAGTAATAGCGCCGACGCTCAGTCCACCATGTAATGATCCCCGTAATCTCCTTCTCAGCCTGTACGCCATCCAGCGTATTGATCTGCCACATCTCCGCACCGCCAAGCGGTAGCGTGATTGTATCGAAGGAAAAAACGTCCAGTTCCGCGCCCCCCAAGTTCGCTTCGAGGGTTGCGATAGCCGACTGATCAGGCAGAATGCCATACTCCTTGAGGGTGCTCTTTGCCGCATCGCTCAATGTCGCGACAGCCGATTGACTCAGAACCAATTCGTGCATGATACTCCTTTCATTACGCTTTACGTACTTTTACCGAGGCCCACGTTCGCAACTCAAACATCTGGGCGAAATCATCGCCCAATCGATCCAACACCTGCTCGATATTCCCTCCTTCCTCCTGAACGATCTCTCGCAACCACGCCGAAAGAGAATTCAGGTTAAATGTTTCTGCAACCAACTCTGGCGCTACACCACGCACCCACTCCGTCGCTTCGTGTCTATCCCCAGTAAGTTTGGCCGCCAGCATGTGTGAGACGTACAGCGTTCGCCCATTGATCGTCATGTTCTGAACGCCGCGTTGCTCGAAAATCGTCAAGGCAATTTCCTCAAGCTGGCTAAACTCCTCATTGATTTGGCGGAGCCGTGCTTTCAGAGTGTCGCGTTCAGTAGCCAGGTCGACCATGCGAGACAATATCCCGATCTCGTCCATAATGCCCCTTTCTGCTAGATAGGATGGGCCCCGACAGCGTTGCAAGTAGGCGCATGGGAGGGCGCGTTTGCGGGGGTGCTGTCAAGGCCCTAATCCTCAGAGTAAAGCGGATAATTTCCTCGTGCCCTCCCTTTCTGGCTATATTATATCATAGACCGCGCCCCCTGCAAAATTGAGGTCACGATCTCCTCGCGCTTTTGGATTGCCTTGAGGATTTTCTCATCTAGTGTGTTCTCAATCACTAGATAGGTGTTCGTGACGGGGCGTGTTTGCCCTGCTCGATCAAGCCGCGCCTTAGCCTGCTCATGCTGGGCAAGACTAAACCCCAAGCTGTAAAAACACATTTGCGAGGCTCGCGTCATATCCAGACCCTCTGCGCCAGCCTGAATCTGACATACCAGAACATTTGTTCGCTCGTTCTGCCAATCTGAAAACTCATCCACCCCACCGCATAGCAGAGAGACCGCGCGATCCTGTTTGGTTGCAATCTCCTTCGCTGCATACACGTCTGCCAAAAAGCGACAGAACACCACAATCGGCTCGTCTATTGGTAGATCATCCAGATATTCCCCGAATAGCTGGCGTTTTTCGTCTCCCACGATAATCGTCTCGTCATTGTCGGTCACCACGAACCCTGAAGTGATTTGGTGCAGGCGCATCAGTTTGACCAATGCATTTTGGATCGTGACTTCTTGGCCTGCTTCAACCCAGGCGTAAAACTCTTTGGCAAGCTGATCATACACTTTGCGTGCCCTTTTGCACAACGTCCCTGTACGTGTTTCAGTGATGACCGGCGGCAGATCAAACACGTCGTCCTTGGTCACACGCACCATGATAGCCCCTAGCCGTCGCTCAAATTCGCGGCGATTTTTCAGGCCGATCACCTCATGGCCTTGGAATCCGCCCATGACGCAAAACCGCCCACGAAAACGGGCAAACGACGTGCCGAATACTCCAGGATCAAGGCATCGGCACTGCCCATATACGTCAGGAAATGAGTGTGGAATCGGCGTCCCAGTCAACCCCAATCGTCTCGTTGCACGCTTGCTCAGTTCGTAGGCGTATCGGGATTGCACACCACCAGGTGATTTCAGGTGGTGGACCTCGTCGAAAATCACCGCGTCCCACGTTTGACCTAGTGACCAATCACGAAACTCTGGCCGAATCGCCGCCTCATAGTTAATGACAAACGCAATCGCCCCCATCGTTGTACGGGATAGCTCCAACTTTGCTTTGCGGGTGCGCGCCGAAACCGCTCCCTCCTTGAGAAACACGATCCGCCATTTGCGGGGACTATGCCGCGCAAATTCAGGGGGCCAGACCGACAACACCGACCGAGGGCCAAGCACCAAGACCTTACGAGCCTGCCACGCATCCAGCAAAGTAATCGCCTCGGCAGTTTTCCCCGTCCCCATGTCAAACGCAATCAAGCCGCCACGTAAGGGGTAGAGCCTGCGAAATGCGTCAAGCTGGTGTCGCCATAGCGACGTATTGCTCACGGGATCAGGCATGTCTTCTGCCGCCCAAAATACCCGCAGATCAGCATCCAGGATGCGCTCATCCCACGCCTCTATGATGTCAGTTACGACAGCATGGGATAGATGATATTGCCAGCACCTCCGTTGTCGGTTCCAACCACGCCCGATACGTCCAGGGATGTCGCGACAAAGGTCACGGTTCATTGTCGAGAACGGTACGCGCAACTCGATCATGTTCTCCACTATCGACGCAGAGTATTGCCCCCGCGTTCGATATATCAGTTCAGGTTTATCGATTATGACCATCGCACGTTCTGCCAATCGTTGATCTTGGAAAGCAAAGATTCCACAAATAGTTGCAATTCGATGTCCCCATTGATTTTGCCCATCGGGGTAGAAAATTGCGAATACTGGGCCACATCCGACAAATCATACCAGCGCATTCTCCCGACTCTAAATGCCTCGATTTTGCCGCGTTTGGTCAAATAGTGGATTAGCTGGCGAGAACACCCGAAATACCGTGCAAGCGCAGCTCCTGATAACAAAATCCCCTCGTTATAGATACGTACACCTTCCTGTAGCATACGTCGGTACAATCTGACGCGCCGTACAGCCTCATCGTTGTAGATCAGCACACGCCCCACGCGCCCTGACGGGGAGATAATCCCCCGTTTGTCATAGATGGCGATTTGCTGGGGCGTTACCCCCAGCATTTCGCCTAACCGTTTCCGTGTTAGCAATTTCATTATAGACATACCTCCTCGATCCTTTCCTCACCGCATGACGCACATTTGTATACTGTGTACCCGTGCTTGCTTTCCAGCGACCCACCCTGCATGTACACTTTCCAGTCATGTTGCATCTCAGGATGATCGCGCAAGTACGATACCGCGGCCTTATAGGTCGGGTTGTCAAAGTACATCCGTGCCTGTCTCCTCTGACCCTTGCGTATAAGTTCCACACATTCATGGAGTTCGGAGTCGCTTTCATACCCCGCCAGTGCACCCCCACGGGCTTTTATCCTGGCCTCCATTACAATGTCATCGGCCTCTGTATAGGAGATTCCATACTCGCCCATGAGATACTTGCGCATAGCAGAGTTCGTCGTCGTAGGGCAAGTATTGATTTGCCCCACTATCCCCCACATTACTCTCGTTCGCTCATTCTCAGTCATCGTTCGCTCCTTTCTGCTAATAAAGAATCCTACATTCATAATATAGCATATTATCCTGTATTTGTCAAGTGTTTCCGATAGGATTTCACGACTTCCCGCTCGGCTCCATGTCGCGCCCCCCCCAAGTTATTTATGCCCCACTCGACTCAAATATGCGCCAGTTCTCATACAGGACGGGGTACACCCCAGGATATGACTCCCAATGCTCAGACTGGTAAAGCTGCTCTCCGCCTGGTCCATATGAAATCGCCTCGCAGAACCATCCCCACAGCCAACCGCCTCCGCGCCATGCCTTTGCATTGCGCACCAAGGCAAATGGACGCCCGCCGACCGTTATTTCTCGGTCAGCAACTTCCCATGATCCGACGAAGGACTCAGCATAGTAGTCGCGCACGTCGTCGTACTCGCTATCCCACCACGGCTCTTGCCCTTCAAGAATATACTGATACCCCGCGGCCGGTCTCGGCTCGGCCAGCTTGACCAGATCAGTAGAGCCGTTTTCATAAAGCACTGGAGCCCAGCTACAGCGATACCACTCGAATATCTCCATCAGCTTTTTGGGCGGTATGTCAATACGTGAGGTTGTACGAATTCCCATAATCTCCGGCCCCAACTCGTCGGGGACTACCCAGCAAGAGGCCACTGTATCGATGCGGCGCTTTGGGTAGTGTACCCGAAGCCTTTTTTGTGCAAACCCCATACGCTTCAGAACACGCCCCATGCGATTGCGGGGCCATCCTGTCGTCCAAACCAAGGCTTTGTTAGAGATATATACCACACCGTTTTTGTCAGCCACGGGATGGAGAGAGTCGATCAGCGGCACACGCCACAAGTATTCCTTGTCCGCAGGGTAAGCGATTTGAGGCACAATCGGATACTGTCTCAGGTATGCACGCAACCCATCCACAACCACAGGCTCTGACAACACTAATGGCTTTTCGAGCGCAGCTAGGAGTGCTTGCGCATAGACTTCGTCTGGGTCTAACTCAGTCTCCTGAGCAACCCGCTTCCGCAAACTCTCGATTTGTGACTTCTCCATAACCCACCTCCTGGCTAAGTTTTGTGTGACCATATTATATCACAAAACATCATGTGTGTCAATTGCCACGCAACTTGATTGTGTGATAACCTTCCTTATATATACTGAAAATACGTATGACAATACACTTTGCAAACAATCACACCACACTCAACTTATGCTATCACACTATCACACTATCACAAAACTCCTTCAGAGTAGTCTAATGGGTGCTGGTATGGTTCGGAAACCTTCCGATCATACGTATTCCCAGTATATATAGGGAAACTATCAGGCCCGCTTTTTTTTTCGTGAGATATGTGGTATAATACAATATATGAGTAACCTATTAACAGTTCGAGAGGCGGCAAGGAAATTGAATATCCCCTATGCTGGCGTACTGTATCGTATTCGACGCGGCTTGATCCCCGTGGCTGCAACCCTGGGTAAGTCTTACTTGTTGCGTGAAGAAGACATACAGCGTGTAGTGCATACTATACAGCGACGGCGAGGCCGACCGTCCCGCCCGATCACGTTTGATGAAGATATGGCGACGACACGCGACGTAGCACGTTTGAGCGGCAAAACGATCCACCAGATCAACTATGCAGTCACAACAGGTCGACTTGTTCCCGATGGGCAGATCGATCATACCTACTATTTTCTGCCAGAGACTGTGGACGCATTCATAAAGGAGGAATGATGATACATGAAGCGATTTCCGAGGTGCTATCCGAGCCGCGCAAGCCGTACAAATCACGTCGCGCGCCCCATCTGTGGCCTTCGAGTCTAGGCCGGTGTCCGCGCGCCGCAATGCTCAGAGTAAAGGGCGTCACGCCAACCGGTGAATTCCCGCCCACGATACGCTCAGTCATGGAGCTTGGTGTGCGATATGAGGACTCGACCTACTCATATCTGCAAAGCGCATACGGCGGGCAGGTCAAGCAATCCGTGCCGTTGCGAACCAAGATTTGGAGCGGCAAGATTGATTTTCTGGTGACCTTGCCACAGGGCGTGTACATCGTCGAGCACAAAGCCGTCGGGGATAAATGGTGGGACTATCAACAGTCGCTACCCAAGGCTGAGCATATCTGTCAGGCGTGTTTGTATCGGCATCTGTATGAGCAAATACACGGCATCATCCCGACCGTCATACTCTATTATCGAGCATGGTCATCATGGGCTGAGTTCACTCTGGCTGAGTATGAGGATGGCGTTCGCTGTACGGGCAAGATAAACGGAGAAGAGGTTTCGCGGTGGCGCTGGGTCTCGCCGACAAAGCTCAGACTAGAGTTAGAACATTTGTTCGAAACAGGTACAATCCCAGACCCACCAAATCAGCCATCAGTCGAACAAGGATGCTTGTTCCAGGGCAAGCCGTCATGCATCTATTACGGTATCTGTTATCCTCAAGGGCAGACTCCTTCCCATGCGACCAGCACATAGGAGTCTCGCACGATAATGCGATCCCAGTAGGTCTTTGGCTTTGCATAGGCTGTGACGGCGATCCCCGATGTCGTTGTAATCATGCCGCCCTCCAGGTGGGTATCTGCATAACAGAATCGGTATAACAATCGATTCTTTGCCGTTGACCTGTATACTTTCACGCATAAGTATCCCTTGTCGGTATAGCGATCATAGATCGTTTGGGCCTCAATGTGTTTTACGGTCGCATGCTCGTTCACAGGTTGTGCGGTGGGGACGTTGACCATCCCCACCAGCAATAATCCATTCAACATGACATACACGATCAAGGCGATTAGCGCGAAAGCGATTACTTTGCCGATTCCTCCTCGGTCAACTCGTTCTGCTTGCATTCCTCATCCTTCTCGTCTGAGACTATTGTTCCAGTAGGCTGTCAACTGTGTTGTGCGCTGTACGATTTTCAACAATGTGGCAGCTTTTTCGGACTCTGTCGAAATGCCGGTTTCCAATTGCTTTGCCAGATCACGCAACAAATGTGAAACGAATAGGATGACGCCAAATTCATCCGTGTTTCGCCGTGATTTTGGCTTCTCAACATGCCATGCCTTTCGAAGGTCATTTAGTTCGTCTTGCAATATATCAATCAACATGTGACGACTCCCCACTGTGTCAGGGCGCAGTGTTTGTGCCCCATCAATGATTTTTGCAGTCGTTTCGGCATATGCGTTCAATGTTTCCATATAGTTTTTGTCAGTCATCGGTTACCCCCTTCTGTGGCAATTGCGATTATTCTCGATCATGCGATCATACCATTTTGGCAGTTCACCTCCTTAGCCGCTTTTGCTTCTCGTGGGTAAGAGGCCCCGTCCAACCACTCTGTTGGTGCAATTCAAGCTCGCGATCCGATAATCCAGCGATTCTCGCCAGCAGTTTTGCCAACAACCGGATTTGCAGTTTTTGCAGGCATATGGTTTTATCGAATTGTTCAACAATCTTGCTCAGCTTAAAATACCAACAAATGAGCTCGCGAATGATGGTAAAGACAGCGCCCGCCAACACAAGTAATAAAACAAACCATATCCATCTCTCTATTTGACTCATCTCTTTCCTCCTTTCAACACCCACTTGATCGGCCTGAGATATCGCATCTTCGACCTCGATGCGGCAACGGACTCAGGGTACGCAACCCTCGTTGCCAAACGCTCGGCTCTATTCCAACGCTCTCGGCTAGATACCATGCATAGTTGCCAAGCAGAAAATAGTACGCACTCCATCGCTCCACTGCCGACCGGTTATCAGCCCTTACATCCTTAATGGCTTGCTCCAAGATTGCTTCGTAGAGACCAAGAATGCCTTCGCTTGGCAATTCACCGCCCTTTACGTGTCCCATGTCGCTCCAATACGTCCTACCCCAGATTGTGACATCACTTCATCATCGCCCATGTTACGAAAAAGAATCCGCCTATTGTCCATACCCACCAAGCGGCCCAGGCCACACGCGGTTTCCACCGTGGCTCAATAAACACCCCTATCTGTTCGCTTTTCCATTGGCTAAAGTCAATCCTCGCTGCTAGAACCATTAACCCAATCATACCGCCTATCCAGGAAAGTATATATAGCGCCGCCTTATCACGCATCCTCTGCCCCCTTCATTAAATGTCTGCCTCGTCTTCCTCTAAGCCGCGCAATCGCTCATTTTCGACTATAAGTGCATCGTTCTTGGCGCGCAGGGCGGCATTGTCGGCGGTGAGAGTATTGATTCTCTCGCGTAGCCGGCCCGCCTTGCCATGCTCTGCCCACAACACGTCCAGGCGGTGCAGAAGCTCCACCCAATCAGGCAAATCAAATAGGCACCCCAACCTCTCTGCCAACATCTTGTCGCTCATGTCTCTCTCCTCGCATAGCTGGCACTCGTCGGCAGGGCAAGAATAGGAAAATAACTCTCCTGCCTTTAACTCGCCATCTTTTATATCCAGCATATACCTATTATCATAATCTGCCCACCTTTTTCCCCACACCAACACTCGCCTCCCATGGTGCATCATCCAGTCACCGACCTTGATTGTCATGGGATCACCTCCTTGTACGTGACCAGCAGGCCACTTGCATCTACGCGCAGAACGTTCATCGTCTCCCTCCCTTCGTTGTTGCTTTCCCGTCAGCCGTCATCACCTCTCGTACCTTCTCCCTCTCTTTCACTTGTGCCTGCGCTATTTTCGAAGTGCTGTTCAAGTGCCAATACTGCACAACAGTCAGAGCAGAGAACACCGCCTGCCCACTCTCCAAATCCGTCCGATGCCTCTGTCTGCAGAATCTCCAGCCCACAACGATCACAAATCGTCATGTCTCCCAAATCATCACCAGACAAGGATACATCATCATACATTGTTGAGCAACGGCCACCACAAGCAGGACAAATTGGAGATCGCCCCCGCTGCTCAATGATAGCTATCGTCTCAGCACAATGACATGGCTCGTCCACGAGTAAGTCAATAGCTTGTGCTATTCTCTTAGCGACGTTCTCGTTGGTATTATCGCCAAGAACCATGTCTAGGCTCCCCTTACCCTCACATAGGCGTTGCAACCCAAGTGCGGCTTCTGCAATTGTCACGAGCGAATTTAGATTTACCACTACTTTACACATTGATTTCTCCTTGTTCTGTTATGCTCTCTCGCGCTCTTTCCTATGTCGTAACTTCGTGTCCCGCAAAAATACGTTGCTCTTACACAAGCACAGAAACGGCCTCACTTTGTACATCCGGCCACACAAACTGCAAATACACACGGCGTCTGCTTTGTCCTCTGTCAACAGTGGCTCTGTTTCTGCGATCAAAGTCATCTCAGCCATATTTCACCTCGCTTCCAGGCATTTTATAATAAAGTCAATAACACCCACCAACGTTTCCTCATTCCATCGCATCACCCGTATAGCGTAGTCCCGCCTTTCCATAGCCCAATCCTTTTTCGGGAATAGATCACGGCGCAACAACATGTACAGGTCAACCACCCATTTTTCGAGCTTCTCGCGATTCATTGGTTTAACTCCTCCTTCAACTCTTTGATCCATTCTCGCAAATATTCTTCTGGACACTGCATTGCCACACCTCGTAAGTGCTCTCTCACAAGCATATGCTTTTCAATGGGAATCTCAGACCTGTGCAAGCGCATCCAGAGATATTCCACTTGATCTACCAACCATGGATTTCTCATAAACCCAACTCCTCTTTAAGCTCCATGACCAGTGCTCGTACTTCCTCTAGTGTAGCAACCCCTAACCACTTGTGAGCCAACGTTTTCACAACATAGTCACTGCTCATTCTCGATTCATAGGTTGTCACATCGTTTATGAGGGTCAGTAAAGCGCGCTGTGCCTTGGCCCACTCACGTGCCCTTTCACTCGTATTTTCCCAACCCTGTGCCAGATTCGCTCCAGCACGCGCACTTGACTTGCCTGTGCTTTTCGCACTCATCATTCAGTCCCCCTCTCTGCAATACCAAGCTATGAGAGCTCCGCCCCCTCATCTATGCTCATGTCATTGGGATCAAAGTCCCGTAACTGCCTCATTGTGTCATCTATTGAGGTGTTGATCTGCCCTAGTCGCCGCCTGAGTTCTTGCTCGTCTTTCATGCTTCCTCCTCTACCTTGACTGTATCCTCGATCTCAATATGTCGCCATGTCATCTTGTGCTGGTCACAATCTTTTTTTACAATATAATCATCATAGCCATTTGGTGGCACATAGACTTCTATCGTTTGACCAATCAACTTGGTATACCAAGCTGACTGGTCGTAGCTCTTTATGATCCGTACCGTACAGGATTTCATGCCACCACCTCGATGCAATCCTCACGGCGGATATAATGATGCGGGCCGTCTCCTCTATCGCGGTCCTCTTTGAGAATGTACGTCGCATTGTCATAGCATAGATAGACCTCGAACGACTCGCCAATAAGCTGAGCATACCAATAGCTCCTGCGCTTGGCCTTTGTGATACACACTGTTATTGCACCCATCTCATTTCCCCCTGCAATCATTATTATAGCAAAATAGCTAGGCCGTGTCAAGTCTCAATATGATGCCTTTGGCGTCATATCCCCAGCCTCGGCTGTAGCAATATGTTTTCAGCATCATTATAGATGCCAATGTGCGTCTACTGTTCCTTCGTGATTTCCTCAAGTACGCCAACTTTGTGGCCTGCTTCAATGAGCTTGGCGATAATCGGCTTCGCGTCTGTGATGGGAATAGATACAAAGTCAAGTATCTCGCCTAGGCATCCCCTGCGTGTCTCTAGCGAAACGCCACACAACTGTGCTATTACTTGTGCATCTTGCTCGTATGCCTCATAGGTCTGCTTATTGACAGGGAATAGCATAACGAGGGCTGGTTGCTGTACCTTGATGCGGATGTATATCTGTTGCCATTGGAAGGGTTTCTTGCTCATATCCCCAGCCTCGGCTGTAACTGTGCCTCTGCGATCCTTCTCTGTGCAATCTCAAAGTAACCCTGATCTATCTCGATGCCGATGAATGAGCGTCCTGTCTTGACGCAGGCGACGCCCGTTGTGCCAGAACCCATAAAGGGATCAAGGATGGTGTCGCTAGGTTGGGTATAATTCTCAAGAAGCCAGCACATAAGTGCAAGTGGCTTTTGTGTTGGATGATAGCGTTCTTCTGGACGCTGCTTGATAAAGCCGCTCCAGCGCCATACAAACTTTCTAACAGCTTTTTTGTGTGACGTCCAGGCCAATTCGCAGTCAGCAAAATCATTCGCAGTGCATTTGTCCCAGACGACCCATGAACTTGAGGCGGGTAGCCAGTTGGCATAATAGTTCCCGCCGAATAAGACAACGTGCTTGCCAATTCTGAGCAGATGATCTATGTAGACACGACTTAGCTTTTTGTCCCACTGATAGTCACCATAGTCTCGCGGTTTTGCCAAGCTCTCCCTTGACATATTCTTGCGGCCCGATTCGCCTATCCCATACGGCGGGTCTGTTATCACCGCATCCACGCTATTCTCTGGCATAGTTCGCATTATGGCAAGGCAATCACCACAATGTAATTCAATCGTCATTGCCTATACTCCCCGTCATTTTACAAGAAATACCTCTTTCCCCTTCGGCTCCTTATCATGACACTTTTTACAAAGCGTTAGCCCATTGTCTATCGCAAACCGCAATTCGGGGTACGTCGCGAAGGGTTTAATGTGATGAGCCTCAAGCCTTATTAAATGCCCCTTTTTGCTTCTTGCCCCACATTTTTGGCATGTCCAGTTGTCTCTCTTGAATACGCTTTCTCGCCATAACTTGTATCTTTCGCCATTTCTGTCTTTTCTATTTTCATAATTCACTCCCCCCCTCCAGTTTGGATTATTTGAACCAGTTCTATCGCGTGGTTTTCGTGCCACTTTCTTTTTGCCGATTTGCCACTGAAAGTAGCATTCTTTTGAACAGAACTTATTCTCGCCCTTTTTGATTGCTGAGGGCTTTCTCCAAAACTGTTTACCACAAACCCAACAGAAAAAGAAGCTCCCCTTTTTATGTGCTTCTGATATTTTCCTTGCTCTTTCCTCTGGGTTTGAATAAACCCCCTTTGGCATACTATTTCTCCTACAACAGGAAAGCCCCAAGGTACAGAAGGCTCCGTGCGAGAAAAGCCGTCATGTTACCTTGGGGCCGGTTCCACATTATAAAAAATTCCTTCCGTTTATGACGTTAGCTTTTCTCGCAACCCCATTATAGCAGATTCCAGGAGAATGTCAAAACTCAATATGACGCCTTCGGCGTTGCGCTTGGCATTGCCTTCGGGTTTGTCGTCGGCCTTCGCAACACCGCCCGTTTGGCCGCGTGTTGCGCGTAGCTCTCTACCATCGTGCCGAGGCTGTGGTCTTCTGGCGTCCATTCGGACAGCTTGCCCAGGTAGGCGTACAAGTCCGCTTCCGGCACGTCCACACCTAAGCTGTATTGCCACAGATAGAACGGGCCGATCAAGTGCCGATAGTCCGACGGATACCCCCGCTTCATCTCGGCCTCGTACGCCTCGCGCTCTTGCACCGGCACGCGCTCAGGGTTGTTATGCCAGCCATCAGTAAAGTTGGCCTTGTAAAACTTGCTGTGTACATTGCCCGCGATCCTATGCTTGAATTCCCACGGCACGTCCAGGCCTGCGCTTATCATGGCCTCCTGCGCCTGCAAGAGGCTATATAACACTGAGCAGGCGTAGTTATGATTTGGGCTCCAACCATGATTGTGAATCGCCAAGTCCTCATCAACCGTCTTGGCATGTGTCCAAGTATGCCCGATGTCGTCAGTGTAACTCTCGTCTGTGCTCAGCGCAAGGAACGCGCACGTCTTGGCAATACGCAGCCAGTCTGCCGCGGTCTCGTGGTCAGGATACATACTGTATACTTTGGCCAGAAACTGCGTTTTCCAGGCGCATTCCTCGGCTTTGGTGTCGACCGTCCAGAAATCGTGATACTTTGACACGTGATAGCAGTCTGGAAACGGCCAGCCATCCCACACGACCTCTTGGCTAGAGTACATCATGTCCAGGGCGATCATCTTGTTCGCTGGCAGGTTGCCGTTGTGGATATTGTACGGCCCCTCATGCTCCCAATAGTAACGGTGATATGCCCATGGCCCGAGTCCATCCGGCTCAGTCGGGCCCCGAGGTGTCGCCCTCGGATGCGCCCATACCCAATCTATTTCCGCTACCAGCGCGTCGGCCTCAGATATAAGCAGGCGCTTGATCTTCTCATTGCCTCCGATATACGCCGCGCCATAGGCCAAGTTGTACAATGTAATGCTATCGTCGCTATATCCCCAAGTCGGCACGTGGCGTTTCCCGTTGGCATCGATCCAGCCATCGTGCGCCTGAGCTGCCGTATCCAGTATCCAGGCGATGCGATTTAACGATGCTTGATTCCTATATTTCTCGTAATGCCAGATGAAAGGATAGACCAGGCCGGAATAGGACCTGGCCACGCCTTGCCCGTTGCCATGATGCAGATTGCCCCGATAACGCCCCGTCCTATGCGCAGCTTGGAGATCATGCCAAGCCCCGCGCAGATAGGCCGGATCAGCTACTATGCTATAGACATACTCGGCCTTGCCATCAAGGATAGCCTGTAGCCCTTGCGCCTCTGCCACGGTTGTAGCAGTCAGCATGCATATTAGCATAAAAACAACTATCCCCGCCCCTACGTCTATGAATCTCTCTGCCAAAGTCATGATCCCCTCCTTCATATCTGGCCTGTACCCGCTGCAACCCCACCTCTGCGATGAACCCCTTGTACTTGATCCACTCGACCTCTCGTGCCCGTGCTGTTGCGATGTTGGCATGGACTATCGGATAAACAGACCACCAGTGCCCCAGGCCCATCACTCCGATAGCATACATGGCGGTTAGATTAGAAATATCCTTCAAACAGCATTTCCACGCGCCCACACTTTTTGCAGGTTGCGTTGGGCTTGCTGTATTCGCCCAGACCATTGACCATGATAGTTTTATCGGCTTTCACAAAGCATCTACAAGTTGGGCAGACGGGAATGAAAACCGCCTCGCCGCATCCCCTCGTATTCGTGGCTCATGGCATCACCTCTAGTATTGATAGAAATACCTCATATGGCACTTCTAGCGCCCCGATCTCTTGCTCCCGTGCCGCTGTGACATTGGACTTGGCTATCTCCCATGTAGACCACCAGTGCCCCAAACCCATTACGCCAATTGCATACATCGCAGTCTCAGTGTTTTCGCGCGGATCGTATCGCAGATCAGGGTCAGAGTCACGTCCCATGTGATAACGTACTGTTTCCCACGGCCCCCTATCATCAGGGTCAGAATGCCACTGGTAGAGGCCTACGGCCTCGCCATTGTCTCCTATCGCTGCTGCGTCAAAGTCCGACTCTAGCTCGCAGATGCGCAGAGTGAGTGCAGGGTTCACCCCATAGGTAAGAGCAAAGAATACAATCAGGGCCTTGATAGCTATGATTGACATGGCGTACCTCCGAATACTAGCGGCATCTGTGCCTTATATCCAGTGGCTCGTTCTGCCAATGTCACTTTCCCTCCAGGATCAAGCGTACTCATCCAGCGGCCTCTTTTCTTGGCCTTATGTTCCTGGACATACCGCTCCAACGTGCTCGCCTTTTCGTATAAGTCCCGATGATCACGCCAGAGTTGATGCCACTCGCGCTCGGTCTGAAACGGGCAGAGCCAGCACTTGCTGCGTATTGGTATTGGTAGGCCCGCATCCCGGATGATCTCGATACACGAAAGCCCTGGCCGCATGTTGGAAGGGTTGCGCATGATCTCCCTATCTACCAAGGGATAGATATAATTTGGGTTATGAGCACGGTGTCTCTCATCTATCGAGATGCCAAGCGCCTGCACCCTTCCGTCAGCATAGTTCACCATCGGCGCAGTCTTGTACTTAGCAGTGCAAAAGCGCGGAAAGGGAAAGGGTAAGATACCATAGTAGAGACAATACTCATAGAGAGTCTTGTCTCGCGCCTTCTTTTCCTTCCGCCACTCACCATCAAGCACCTTGATTGATAGCCCATATCGCGCCAGCCAATCATCCATGATCGCTCGGTATGCTACCGTCTCAGGCCATTCACAGCCTGTGTCGGCATGAACGACCTCGCCCCGCCAGCCGTCTTGCACCATGAGAACAACTAATGCTGTCGAGCCCACCCCTGCACCGTAACTGATGATCACATTATCAGAGTATCAGAGATCATCGCGCCTGTGGCCCCGAAACGCGCGGGAGTTGCCTCAGCGCCTTAATCGCTACGACTGTCATTAGCTTATTCTCTCTATGTCTTCCCGGTAACTTATATGAAATCTTGCCACTGGTTTTGTGTCTACCGCGATTGCTATGTTTTTGTCATTGGGCACAGCCAGATCATTTGTGTGCACCAGGGCCTGCGGATTTGGCGTGTTAAATCCAACTCGTTGTTGGAGATACGTGCGGCTTCCGTCAGCCTCGATAGTTAGTTTGTGAAATACGCCATTTACAGCATACTCAACTATCACAAGTGGAATGCCTTTACTAGGGCGTATCAGCCCCCAGAGCCCTGCGTTCTCCTGTTGTTTGGCTTTTGGCTGCCATTTCTTTACCCATGACCACAATCCAGCAACCACAAATGGGATTTTGCCAAGAAATGCTCTACGCCTCATTACTATCCTCCTCTAGCACTTCAATGCGAAAGTTGTCATGTCTAGCATCGAATAGAACGGCATAGCCCCTATGAACAGTTATGCCACCGTCTGAGAATAGGGTCACAGCTGGCTCGCGTGGTGTCGCGATATTGAGGGCTAGGCCGCCGACGTCTCCTAGGGTTTCGCTACCAAAGTATCCCTTCCCCACATAAAAAATCGTTTCTGGGTTTGTGCTACCGAATATGCCTTCTCCCGAACCATCATCCGTTACAGTAATAATGTCATCTTTCACGCTAATCCCTCCTTGCGATATGAGTCCATAGCCCTGCCGCAATAAGCACCATAATTATGCCAAACACCAATAGCTCTCCCATTATACCTCCGGCTTGTGAAACAACATATTGCTCCCCACGGACACAAGCCTCCAGCGACCCGTCACAAATGATATGAGCATCAATGCGCCGACGATAACGAGTTTGGTGGTAGTCATCGCTCATCCTCCTGATATATGCTCAGTAACACGATGTCCGAACAGCGAAATTTGCCGTCTGTGTTGTATGGTACGCAGATTGAGCCCAAGTTCTTGCGCCAAGGAACAAGAACTTTCCAGATAAGAATCTTTTCCTCATCGCCCTTTCGTTGCTTGATCCACTCTACCGTGGCGACGTTGATCCCACAACCACACAGGTCTGTCCTGAACATATTGCATTCCTCGTGCAGCTTGCTGCTAGGTTTTATGTTCCAGTATTCTGGCGGGGTCGCATATATACCGAACGCCTTATACGCGATGATCCCATCATCCGCGATCTCAAAATGTTCACGTAACCACTCAGCAGGTTGCAAGAGCCCTTGCGCCCCACTTAGGTTGGCCCCGCTCAGGTCGGCCCCGCTCAGGTTGGCTCCGTGCAGGTTGGCTCTGTGCAGGTTGGCCCCGCTCAGGTCGGCCCCGCTCAGGTCGGCCCATCTCAGGTTGGCCCCGCTCAGGTCGGCTCCGCTCAGGTTGGCTCCGTACAGGGTTGCCCCGCTCAGGTCGGCCCCGCCCAGGTTGGCCCATCTCAGGTTGGCCCCGCTCAGGTCGGCTTTGGTCTTGGGGTTTTCCTTGTACCACCTATTCCATTCCCTAACGCTACTTTTCAATAAAGAAACCCATTTCGGATTCATCATCGTTCTCCGTCCTTTCTGATATTTCTTTCGACTGCCGAGATTTCTCGTTTCATCATACTCCTTTCTCTTCATTTTCGACAATGAGCCAACCAGGGCGATCTTTGCCGCCCATCGTGTAATCGATGAAATCCCAAACGGCTTGTTCTAGCTTCTTTAGGCTCTTTGGTAAACATCGTGCGTCAACCTGTGAGGCCAAAAACACGGGCCATACGCAAAAAAGCTCTTTACCATTATGCTTTACGTTCAGCACGATGGCGGCCATTTTCACTGCCTCGACGAATAGCTCCTTGCGTCTCTTGCGCTCATTCACCCTTACCATTGTCCCTCCTGTAAACGTTTTTCGATCTCCTTTGCTAACTGGTCTAGTCTGCTTTCGTAAAGCGATGAGTTGGTGTCAAGAGCTTCTAGGATATAGATTATCCAAGGGCCCCAAGGGATGCCCGAATTCTTGAGCAAACTAGCAAACTCCTCACATTGACGCATTATAGCCCACTTATAGCGTCGTCCGCGTGCATCCTCAACTGTGCGCGCTACGCAGGAAAACAACTCCCCGTCCTTAGCGCGATAATCATATTGGATCAGGTATTGATTGGTTGAGGGTGACCAGAATGACAACCAACGCTCCTCACCATGTTTGCAATCTATCGCGTTCATTTTCCCTCTTCAAAGGCTTTGTTGCGGATATACTGGATGATTGCATGGCCCGCTTCCAATTCATCAACTCGGAAAATTTCGATGATTTGTCGGCGGACTACCACGATCATCGTATCCATGTCCAGTGTCTTCAGGTAGGACGCGGCCAATGCATCGATGATAGCTTGTCGTTCTTCATCATCTGCATCCTCAAGGATACAATCTGTGCAAAACACAACATCATCGACATCATCCAGCAATTTGGTTGCCAGCGCATCCATCCGCGCGGGCCAAAGCGAGGTTTGAGATAGGGCCGTTATTGCATCAGCCTCGATCTCAGAGATTTCCTGGTCGCAGAATGTGCATTTCACGGTGATGCCTCCTTTTTTAGCTTATATCCTCGAACACTACATCGTTATTATAGCATACTTTATGAGCCTTGTCAAGTGTTAGGGGAAGAGAAAAAGACCGTCTCTGCGGCCTGGAGGCCCACCGTAGAGACGGTCAACAGAAAGGAGCGGGTGTTGTCTATTTTGTAGGCGGTTCCGGCTGATCAAGCCAGCAGTCATAGACCAGCTTTGGCCCAAGCCCACCTGCGACGCAAGTCAGCACACGCCCGACTATGGGGGACACCGCGTTGAATCCGGGAAACATGTCGAGCCCTGTAAACCAGACCGCCACCCCGGATAGCACGACAATTATGTATCCAAAGATCTGCTTGTAACCATCTGGCAGTTCGTCATACCAGCTACCGGCCTTTTGTTTCAGCGCCTCGATCAGTGTGGTCACGATAAACGAGGCCACGCCGACCTTAACCAGAACATCGAATGCGATAATACTCATTGTGTCACCTCCTACTGACATATTATATCATAGATCACCCTCGTTTGTCAAACTTTTTGGTGTTGTTTTCTTCCAAAACTCTGCGGATAATCGACGGGACAGGAACGCCTGCCGCAGTCACGTTTTCGACCACGCTCAAGGCCTCGGCTATACAGTAGAATGAAATCACAGCGTCACGGACAAGATTTGTATCGAGCATACAATCGACCTGTGCACCTACTGCAACCATGACATAAATCAGCACCTTACGGAGCGTCCCACGATAACTGCGTTTGCTGGATAAACGGTGTTTAATGATGGCCCGAATCCACCCCGACAAAATGTCGGCTACTATGAATAGGGTCAGTGTCGTCATTGTTCTGTCCCAGCCTCCCACTAGGCTACCAAGCCACCCGCCAACCAAGGCAAGGACGGCTTTCACGGTAAAAATGATCTGTCGTGTTTTCATCGTCACCTCCTAATTCTCGATCTCTAGCCATTCGATGTGGCCCCAGTCGCCGACCTTGCACCGACCGATCAATTGTTTGTCGGGGTGTGCCGCCGACCTGAAGCCCTGATACCGCCACGCCACACCGCCCCATATAATATCATATTCATCGCTCGCCGGAAGATACCCTATAGGTGCGGCCTTTGCGATGGCCGCGTGAGGATTTAGGGGGATGATGTGGCGTTGCAGGTCTCTAGCAATCGCCATCCAAGGGTCAACCATCGCCTCGGCTATCCCCAGCATATCTCTCTGCTCATGATTGTACCCGCCCCACGGCGGCTCGAAACCAGACGTGAACAAAAACATCGCCTCGATATTCAGCATTCGCTGAGCCATGCGTTCACCTTGTGCCACTTCCCCGAAATACGCTGACACTCCAGCTTTGCTATGGATATAAAAGTCACGCCAGCCCTGATAGGCTGGATGTCCAGCAATCCCGCCGTCAACGCCCCACTCGGTGACCAGCACCTTCAGGCCGCGTATATCGGTTTTCTCGCCCCAATACTCCAAGTCACGCCGCACTCGCCCCAACGCATGATAATCGCCCGTCGGCCCCTCTACATCAGGCCGCCAGTAGGCGTGCAAGCCGATATAATGCCCCTGTTTCAGCGCGGCCTCGATGACAGGCAGAAACTGCCGGACTTTCCAGCGTGTTACGTGCGAATCACCCGTCCCGTTGTCGTGTGGATTGCCTTCTGCCCATTCTAATACGGCCAGCTTGATCCCCTGTCTTGACGCCTCGGCCATCGCCCCAAGGGTATAGTCACGCAATTGCACGATTCCCTCGTTCGAGTTACATTCTGGCTCATTTGCTAGAGAATAACACGTGGCCCACCGCCGCTCGCCCCAACCGCCGACTCTTAGCATATTCTGAACAAAGTCAATACCGCCTTCTCGTCCGCGAATGATGTATTGGCTATCCAGGCTATCTGTCCAGATTCGAACCAGTTTATGAGCAATCTCAGGCATAGGATCGTCGGCTGGCGGATTCACCAGCTTGACCCACGACGCGCCTAGCGTTTGTATAGCGTCGCTCATCCACGGCTCAATCCGCTGTACGTGTAGGCTAGTTTTCGTCGTCATGTATCCAACCTCCAAATGAACTTACGATCCCGAAATGCACGTCATCCCCAATCGGCATCACTACGATCCCTTGTGAGAACGTAAGGCAACGGTACGGCCCTACGATGAATTGCGGCCCCCATTGTAAGCCTAGCTGATACTTGTGCCCGGTTCGCCACAAAGGACTGGTAATGACCTCTTCCCACGGCTCGCCCTCGACCCGCAGGTTTGCGCGGGCGCACTTGGCGATCTCGGCCTTTTCCACATCAGTAGGCTCGATTATCGGCCACGGCCAACGAGACGGTGGTAACAGATTCGGATCAGGCGTCGGTGTAGCGAATATATGTTCCACAAGGACGATTTGGATAGGCCCGTACAACTTCCCCACCTCGGCCCCAACGCAAAACTCGATCTCCGTCTGCGTCCAGCGCACGATTCCGGCCCCGCCAACGCCGATGATCGTATACTGGTCAGGGACGCGAACGGAGAGGGTATAGCGCGTGTCTGGGGCCAAGCGTACATAGAACCCCCACGATCCGCTGGGGTTTGTTGTGCTCGAATGTTCACCCAGCGCAACGGTTACCTCTGCGACATTTATCCCTTCGGTTGTCTGTGCCGCCCCGTAAACCCATGATTCTGCCGCCAGCGGTAAAACCTCGCCCCCCGCTCGCGTCTGTATGACTATCAGCATACAGCATACAAGGACAATGAGTATCTGAATCAGCACATCAGTTCGTCGGCGCATCTATCATCCGCTGTACCTTGACGAGCAGCGGCATTATAGTTTTCTGCCACTCGTCTCCATTCCATCGGCTATTGTATAGTACCCGCGAGATGAGCTGTAACTCCTCGGTTGTCAGCTCTTCCGTCTTGATCTCTTTCTTATCCTCTTTCTTATTCTCTGTCATGTTCCCCCCTATTCACTACGCTAGTAAAACTCTCGATGGCTGCATCCCTTGCATCGTTCGTGGCCTTCATCGCTTCATAACTTTTCACCACCTCGTCCACAAAGTCCGCGATGACCTTCTCCATCCACTCCTTTTTGGTGCAGATAGCCATTGGAGAGACTTCGCCCTCTATGGCTTCTGGTACCCGGCCCTTGTACATTGCATCAAAGGCATCCTCTGCTCTTGTTGCTGCGCCCGCCCTGATTGTCGTTATCAAGTCCATTTCCTTCGCTATCGGTTCCATGATTCCTCCTTATGCCGCTGTGAACATTTTATCTACAGTATAATGCGTATGCCAGTCTAGTACAAGTATCTCGCCATCTATTTCTGTTCCAGCGGCAGCGACACGCCGCAGTCGAAACGCGAGCAAGTCGTGAGCTAGAATAACGTCTCCTGCGTCTATATTATAGTCAATGGTGAATACCACTTCGTACAAGTGGTACTGCGTGCCATCTGTGATGTTCGTTTCTACAGTGGTATCATGCGTAGTATCTGGTAGAACTTCATCAACACTTGCTTGATTCCAACTCAGTTGGAAATTGAAACTATCGTTCACATCCTCGGCAGCAGCGAGGCAAACGAGAAAGTGTACTGTGATGTCAGATGCCCCATCCCATCGCCCAGGGACGCTCTCTCTGAAGAAAAGCTCTTCATGGTCACTGTTCCAAATCGGCATAGAATATCCAAAGAACGCCCCTCGCTGTATCTGAACTGGAACAGTGTTTTTCTTGACCTCATCTACGTTAACCTCTGGTCTTAAAGTGAGTATCCGTTTCGCTGTTCCTTCTAAGGTCACGACGCCCGCATTGCTTATTAGAAGTTGATTTGTTCCATCTCCGAATCTATGAGCTGATGTGGCTCGATAGTCCATATAGCCATCGGCCAGAGAGTCGATGTACTCATTCTTATCATCCTGTGTGAATGCTATTTTGTCCTTTACGAGGACATCACCGTTGATTTCTACTCTGGCAGAAGGGGCAGGCTCGTTAACCCCAATACCCCCATCATGGTGAAGAACTAACTGATTTGTGTTTAGCGCGGTTGGACCATAAGTCTCCATTTTTAGATTCGTTGGGACTCTTGTGATTACAGCCCCGTCTTGCGTTGCCGTTATAACAGCCCCCAAATCGAAAACTGGAGTTTGGTCTACTCCGCGAAACTGTATTGCTCCAAGTACATCTCCGTCATCAGTTTGAACAGGGACCAGAGCATCAGTATTAGATTTTCTTATCCGAATAACAGAATAAGAAATGCCATTATCATAGGTATCCACATAAAAGGCGTTTCTGGCATTGGATTTAGCTGTGTGTAATACTGCATCCGGCTCAATCCCGATGCCGACGTTGCCGTCTTTATCAACGACACTCATCACTGCCCCAGCACTGTCTCGCCACTCAGACAGATTTGCTGTTTGAGCAGCAGAGGCTTTGATAATCTGTCCGATGACGGCTGCCCCCGATGTCTGGATGTGGTGCTGGGCGAGGGGGGTGGCTTCGTTGATGCCGACGTCGCCGTTTCCGGTTATTCTCACTACCTCTCTGGCGTTTGTTGTTTGAGTACTGGTATGAAAAGTTATATCTCCATACCAACCAACCGCATCGGCTCCCTGACTAACGATTTTCGTATTCCAGATATGGGCAAGCCCATCATTTTTTACCGATTCTATGTATGAGCTACGGTAAACCCAGCTAGTTTCATATATCCCCAGCTTGCGACCGGTATCATAATCTACCCTAAGAGAACCTACCACATCTAATTTATTATCCGGGTTCGCCGACCCTATGCCGACATCGCAGCCCATAATCTCTAGGTAGTTGTTCGTATCATCAAAAGTTATCAGTGGCCCAGCGGCTTGGCCTATCGTTCCCCCATCGTCCATGACGATGGCTGTGGTAACTGCTAGGTTCTCGAAATAGCCATAGTCCCACCTGTCAGCATCCAGGCCAAGCGTCCCCGTCCCGCCGTTCGGGATGACATCATCGTTGGCGTTGGTGGAATGAAGTGTCGTTCCTGTGCGCGTCCAGTTCGCACCAGCAGCAGGCAAGTCAGCTGCTACCAATGCGCGAAACACCCCGCGAGTGCCGTCGCCAATCAACACATGCCGGTTAGCAGCGGTATCGTTAATCATCAGCCCAGAGCCAGCGTGAATGTTTATATCACCGCCAGCGTCTATCAGGTGCGCTGGTGCGGTATCGTTGAGTCCCAGGAATCCAGCATTTGTGATCGTCAGCAGCGTGCCAGCCCCGACATTCCCGCTGTTTGTACTTAGCTTGAACTTGCTGGCATCCGAGACATCTATCCCAAGCGAATACGCCTGCCCACCCGTGAGCATCCACCGCATCGCGGCGTCGCCCGTTGCGTGATCCTGCTCTATCGAGAACTGCGGAACCGTGGTGCTGACGTTTTCATATATCTCTACGTTGGTCGCTGGATTCGTTGAACCGAACCCCGCCCTACCATCAATTAGCATCGTAAAGACGGTATTCGTATTTACGTTGCCCCCACTTGACAATTTCCACTTGTCTGAGTCAGAGTTGTCAATACCGTGTGACCAACTTTGCCCGCCAGTTAGCAAGTAGCGAATGGCGGCATCACCCGCGCCATCTTGTTCTATTCTCACCGCGGGTTCTGTATCGGCGTTATCCTCGTAAACATGGAAGTTCGTGACGGGGACTATCCCCACACCGACGTGATCTGCAATGTTCGTTGGATACAGATCAGTGCCCACCCGCGTCCAATGCGAGCCTATGGTTGGCAGGTCAGCAGCGACAAGCGCTCTAAACACCCCGCGAGTACCGTCACCAATCAACACATGCCGGTTAGCAGCAGCATCGTTAATCATCAGGCCGCTGCCAGCATGGATATTGATATCGCCGTTCACATCTAACTTATGCCCCGGCGCGTTATCACCTATGCCAACATTATCGCCAGGAACAGTCGTATGAACAATGGCTCCGACGTGTGTCCAGCCTGCCGCGACAGCGATGATCGACTTGATAATCGAGTGCAGGAACCGGCAATCATCTATCTCGATCCATTCATTCCCAAGTGTCGGGTCGTTCTGCAATGCCCAGCACGGTCTTGCGTAGGCGGTGTTCTTTATCCAGGCCACGTCACCAGCCGGGCCGATGGTCTTGACCTGTCTTGCCCACACCACCCCAGGCATATCGTTCGCCAATGCCCAGACCGTTCCTAGGTATGCCTTGGCCGAATCATAGCAGAGCGCCCCCATGCTGTAGCGGCTATTGCCTGTTAGACCACGCGCCTTGCACTCAATATCATAGTCATTGTCTTCATCAACCGGCATATATCTCAAAGTGCACATGGTCGGCCCCACAGCCGCACCCGTGGCTCCGCCTCTTAGACAATACTTCCCCGCAACCCCGTTTGCCTCCCTACTCCAGTAGGCTGTGCCTGTCATCGAGTAGACTTCCCAGCCTTCAGGGAACGGATCACCCCCCAACTGGAATTGCCCGTTCCAAATCCCGAAATCGCCAATCGGCTCGTGCATGTACTGATAGCCGTTCCGAATCATATCAGGCGCGAGGATGTCTAGTAGGTTGTTGTTCCGGTGTTGTATAGATGGCATTCTACACCCCCAACCCCATTAGCCCGAGTTTGCTTAGCTTTTGGTCGATAGTGTAAACTCGTGAGCCAATCAATTCGATCTGTCGTGGCATCGTGTAGGTGACTGTCTCGATGAACATAGCGCGTGGATCGTCTGCTGGCGGTTGGCTTACGTCCGTTCCCACCAACAGATCGGGGAATAGCAGCCACCGTCCAGGGCACACGCGCCACGGCAAGACCTCATCTCCATGAATTGTCATAACCCGTTGCTCAGTATCCCGCAGATATTGCAGATACTCGATTTCAGTAGGTGCGGAACCGTAGGTCACGTATCGCCCATTGCCCACACTGAACAGATACCGCGCGTCAGTCGCGTCGCCCATGGCGACCATGCCACGAATCAGCGACCACGCATCCCTGTCCTCGTTCTCGTACCGCACAACTTGCAGAGTGTTCGTCGCTATGGTAGCATTCGACGACGCAAACAACCCGTCTGGGCTGGCGTCGAGAATATCTGCCATTTTATCGTCAAGATCATACTCGCCTGTATTTGTCACCTGTCGATAGGGATAATCGAGTTTGTGGACATATCCCAGACAATTGACTGTTAGACTGGGTGCGCCGCTCCCCCCTGTACTCCACTTTTTCGTCGGCTGTGGTAACGCGTGCTCTGCAAGCCACGTATCGCGTATCTGGTCGGCAAGGCCATCCGCAACGCCGCCAGTCGAAAGCGTTTTGTATAGCGTGCCATACAATGCCTGGGAGTCGGCGTCGCTCGCATAGTCCGTAAAGGTCCGTTCCCCCATTGTCGGCGGTGTGGTTGTCGTATCTACTGTCGAATAGCCCAGTTTCACCTTATTGCCGACCTCTGAAAGCGGCCCGACCGAGAAGGCAAACCCGCCGACGTTGATCGTGATTTGATCGACAAAGCCCTCCCACACGATCTCCAGGGCTGCGTCATGGACTTCTACGTGCTGATTTAACGCGTTCGGTATCCACGCCTCCAACTCTGCGAGACTCCCGACAACGGCAAATTGCATATCCCAATAACCGCCTAAAGCCTCGATCTTGTGTTGATAGATCGTAGGCGCTCGCACTTGCCGGACGTGTTGCCCCTTCGGGCTGTAGCTGACGCCAGGATTGAGATTCGGCGTGTATAGGTCAATGACCAGGCCCTGTGCCCTTGCGGTCGTCGATAGCTTAGGTGCGATGAAAACGGTAGGTGGCGGCAACGGCACACCTGCCCCCATGAACACAGGAGGCATTTCCCCCGCCATCCACGCGACAAATGGATCGACATCACCCAGCGGGGCTAGTGGCGGTTCTTCGTCCGCCATCCAGAACCCAAATGTCCCGGGATCTTCCATGCTACGTCGTCACCTCTACGTCGGCCCAAAACATCTCGCCATTCGCGCTAGTATCCCGTGATTCTAGGCGTATTCGGCAAATGCCCTTGCTTGTTGGCGTAAATGATGCCGTCAACTCCTCCCAGTTCGCCGCTGCCCCTACCATCGTGGCTGTTAGGTCAGCTACGCCAGGGATGTTCGTAACCACCATGCGCGGCAGGTTGCCTGTGTAGTTCGCGTCATAATAGCCCCAAACCGTGATTTTCGTGAGCACCGTTCCCACTGGCACGAAAATATCATGGTATCCAGCCCCTGCAATCTGCAACGAGCTCGGCGCTGTATGAACTGTGATAGTGTCCTCTTCCCCTCTAGCCCTTGCTTCGACTGCTCCAGCGTCGTCGGTATTGCGCATCATGGGCCTTGGGTTCCCGTATAAATCATCGGCCGGCGCGTATGCAGAAGCAGCAAATCCAATAGCAGGATTGGGCGGTATTGGTTCCCACGGTTTCCAGGGTGACCACCCCATGAGACCATACCAGGATATGTCCGCTATTCCACCCATTAGTGGCGGGGCCACTGTTGAGTCGCTATTACCACCAGGAGTCACATTGATATAAAGGGCGTCATAGCAGGCTTGGAATATGTTATAATCCTCTAGACAAGTGCCCGCTGCGCCGTTGCCATAGATACCAACTTCGCAACCGCTAAAAATGCAGTTGTATACTGTACAGGGATTACCTGCATCTACCATCCCCTCAAATACCACGGCATACTTGAGACCAAAGAAGGTGCAATTCAGAATATCTATTCCGCTCACGCCAAAAGCACCCGCCCCTCCGCTATCAAGGTGAAAGCCCCATCGAACGCTGCCATAGCCGGAGCAGAAAAACGTGCAGTTACGCACAACCAGTTTTAGGTCATAGTTGGCCACATCATTTTTTTCATAAAATAGCTGCACAGCACCCACAAACATACAGTATTCAAATATGATCCCAAAGGTAGCTGGAGTTAGTCCATCATTTAATGCTACACTAAATGCCCCATCCATGTCATCATGGCCGTTCCACATAACGCACCGGGTGAACTTCCATCCCTCGTATGCCCAATCTGTATCCCCAGCAGTATGCCCTACCGCAGCCGTTGTCCCGGCGGCGAAAATGACATCTTGCCACCAGTTAAAACTAGAATAGTTCATGTCCAGGCAAAACTCCCGTACCGCCGCTGCATTGTCCGCATCGTGTGCAGTGATAACAACGAGTCCGGGATCTCCTGTATTCTCGCCCGTTACATCCCCAACCCACTTGATCTCATTGCCATTTGTTCCGTTAGTGTCTATCGTGACCATTTCTCGATACGTTCCGCTGCCAATGTAAACCGTATCTCCTGCCGCCACATTGTTCGCCGCATGATCTATTGTCAACCACGCCTGGGCAGGTGATAACCCCGTGTTCCCATCGTTTCCCATGCTGGCCCTAACATAATATGTTGTCATCTATCTATTCCCCCTTGACCCAAGATACCTTTGAACAGCTCCAACTCTGATACTTGCAGATAAGCATGGCTTTGCTCGCCTAGGTAGTCCTGTCTCATCGTAACTCTGCGCAAAGAAGAACCACAACCGTTGTATTGCGTTCGCCTGTAAGATCATGTGCCCTGTTGTAATTGGCACATATCGTGTCATTATCTGGTCATTTGTGGCATCCTTCAAGAACGAAAGAATACGGCGGTTCGGGTGCGTTGTCGAGTCAATATCCAGAATCTCCTGGCTCGTAGCCGAGATACCCGCTGTGCTCGATTCTGTGATATTTTCCACAAAGTCGCCTGCCCATTCGTCTGTAGGAATAAGGATCAGATCGTATGCCCGCATAGTGGCCGCTGCGTTGCTCGTAGATAGCTCCAAAACAATGTACATTTGCATAAGTAGGTCTGGGGACTGGATGTCTCCTGGCGGTAGCTCAAGGCGGCCAAAGTCGAAAAATGCCCACTCGTTTGTCGTTTCGGTGTATAGCGTGTCAGTATAGTAGCCCAGCGTCCCGTTTGGGTCGTCTGCGACAACATGCAACCGCACCCCAATATCTCCAGCGCTACCATACGTCTGATGATAGCGCACAAAGGCGTGATAAACACCAAAGTAATCATCTACAAGGGGGGCGGCGATCTCGACACGCACCTCCTCAGCCATCGAGCGGACAGCCCCAGGCGTATAGTCCACAGCCCTGCCCGTCGGCGCTTCGATGGCGTTAGTGAACGCACTGTCTGTGGCCTCCGGTGTAACAGTTATACCCGCTAGGTTTTGTTCATCTGCAAAGTTAAGATAGGCAAGGAAGTCGCTTCCTCGATTTATCGACCGCAACCCAACCAGCGCACGGTTCAGATATAGTTCGGTTGAAACCGTCCCCACGTCATAGTCGCTCTGGACGTGTAGCAAAATGCGCCCTAGCGCCTCCACGTCCCCGCCGATCACGTTCTCAGCAACTTTGACGCTGGCCCAGTCAATCGTGTAGAAATCCCTATTTCGCTGGCTCGGCGTCGTAATTGAGTCTCCTGGCGGGGCTGGGATGCTCGCAATGGCCCGCACCCAGTACCCTGTCACGCCATTTACCGCCGTCGTCGCCCAATCGTCGGGCGGAACCCAGTGAACAGAATTGACTCCAGGCTCTTGGAACGGCTTGTTCTGGACGTTGCCACCGCCAGTATTGTCCTGTACCGTGAGTTGTGCCCATGCGCCGCCATCCCAATATTGCCATTCCATCGTTGCTGCACCAGTATAGGTACTCACTGCTTGCAGATCAAAGACTAGCGAACAGAATGGCCCCGTATCTCCTACGCTGGTATCGATCCCCCAATAGCATATATCCCCGTTTGCGACGGGATTCGGGTAAAACTCAAACGGCATAGCCGCGCCGATTAGATTGCCGCTCCATACTGGTCCACTTGCATCATAATAGTAGCTGTGCGTCAATTGCGCGATCTTTTGGTGGTTAATGATATACCACTCATCGACTAGTTCCGTGGGACTAGATGATTCTAGCAAGACCAGCCCGCCACCAGTTTCCTGCTCGAACGCATTAATGCCGTCCTCATTCAACAGGTAGTAGACTATGCCCGATCCCAGGCAGAAGTTATCATCGCGCCCATACATTGAGCCGTCCCACTCCTGTTCAGCGCTTATGCAAATTCCGACATCTGTACCAGGAATGACCGCCTGCCAAAGCCCGTGCTCAATTGTGAGAGTTAAGCCCGTCATGCTCGGTTTCGAGAAAAAGTTAAGGACAGGCTGGCTATACGGGTTATCCTCTTGCGGAAAGGAATAGTCATAGATCACCGCATAGCGCACGTTGCTTTCCGCCGATCCCCGTGCCACAAGATAAACCGGCTCAGTCTGCCACGCCGTTGTCCAGTATTGACGCGCCTTAATGAGCAACCGATCAAGGTTTTGACAAGCTCGAATCAGCATATCGACGTTTTGGTGGCGGTTTGTCAATGTGAACGTATCGAACATATTGTTATAGTGTATATCGCGCAACTGTCGCCCGTCGGACAGCGCCGAGGACTGCCAGACCGCTTTCGTACTAGGGCGCACGGGCGTCCAATTGACCAACATGAAACCGCCCTTGGTCAATAGACTGACTTCTGTTGTCCCATCCGTGATATAGAGCCGTGGTGTATAGATCATCGCTACCCTGTCCTCTGGATGATACAAAGCGCCCAGTACGGCGGTCTATTTTCCTCGGCGGCATTCCCGCCGCTGGCGGTCGCCCCCTTCCAAGCATGAGTATGATCACCCTCGACTGTGGAGGAGTGCGTTTCTGACCAGTCCCATACGGTAACATGCGTGTCTACCTTAATCTTTGCGGTCTCCGAGGGAGTATGGGAATGCGCTCCAGTGAGATTGACCGACAACTTGTTTACGCCATCGCTATGACTGTGGGTATGGGAGGTGTCAACCGTGTCCTCGCCGCCATTGTTACCCACAACATACTCGTTCCCCGCGCCAACGATGAACCGATCCACAAGGTTCGGCGTGCCGTTCGAGCCATCACACAAACTCCAACCGGCGGGGATAGCCCCCACTGCCCCTGACCACCAGAGCATACCGCCTAATGGGACTTTGCCGCCGAACAAATCCGAGGCATCCTGGCCGTCTACCATATCCGCGTTGAATCTCTTTGTCACCCCATCAACCGCATTTGCCAACTCGTTCGCCGTAATCGAGTTCGGTGCGATAGGCCCAGACCCCACATTACCAGGCCGTAAGATTCGGTCTTTGATCTCAAGGGCAGTCCCCCTATAGTTCGCCTTCTGTCGAACGATTGCAAACTCATGGGTATCTACAACTCCCGCAACTGCTGGTAGACCACTGATTTTCGTTCCCATCTCTAGCTCATCCTCTCGATAAATGCCAGCGCATAATAGCGCGGCCTGTTTTCCAGTGTGGCATCTCCAGCCTCGCCCGTTGTGCCCAATACCGTGTGATTATGGATACCGGCATCCGCAGTTTGTGTCCCGCTCCAGGCCAATGTACCATCCCCTCCTATACGATCATAGAGGAAATTCATTGGGTGTCTGTGTGCGGAACAGTTTTGAGTCGCCAACGTTCCCACGCCATGTGTATGTACTCGGTTGGAGTATTTTGCTCCTCCTGTGGCCCCCACCGCATATGCGCCGCCTGCGCCGACCAAAAACCTGTCCCGATAATCAGTCGTGCCGTTTGTGCCGTCGGCCAATTGCCAGTTCGTAGGCAAGTCAGCAATATCACCTGCCCACATAATCACACCGCCGACAGGGATGTTGCCCCCGCCAAGCGCTAGCGCCGCCGCATGTTGTCCGTCTAGCATATCGGCGTCGAAGCCTAGGGGCTGGGCGTCTACATCATATTTCAGTTTTTCCGTAGTCACCGCGTTCGCTGCTATCGTCGGCGGCCCTACGTTATCATCCCGTAGTATCCGCTCCTCGATCTGATTCACCGAAACCTTGCGCCACACACCACCGTCATTGACCATCAGCTCATCGGACGCCTGTATCGCCCCGCTTGCGGTCAACCCGCTAATCTTCGTTCCTGCCATTATGACACCCTCTGGATAAATGCTTGCGCTAGATACGGCGGTCTGTTTTCCTCAGCGGCATTCCCTGCATTTGCCGTTGTGCCCGTTACTCCGTGAGAATGCTCTCCCCTATATTCAACACGAGTAACAAGCCAAAACTTCTTGGACGGCCCCCCTTCAAGAGCCATCCAAACGGAGGCTGTTGCCTCGTGTTTGTGGCTGTCACTGTTTTCCAATGCCAGCGTGCCCACGCCGTGGCTATGCGTCCAGTCCACGGTCGCCGCACCGCCATTGTCGCCAACGGCATACGATCCTCCCGCCGTCACGACGAACAAATCCCGCAGGTCTACCGTGCCGCCTGTGCCGTCGCATAATTGCCAATTTGCCGGTATCGCGCCAAGTGCCCCATCCCAAGAGATAATCGCCCCGATAGGTGCACCCGTCCCAATGATGTCGCTTGCGTGATAACCGTCCACTGTGTCAGCGTCAAAAGCCTTGGCGACGGCGTTTATCGCGTTCGCCAGTTCATCGGCTCCCACGCTTTCATCGGCAAGCTCGGTCGTGCCCACGTTGCCCGCTGCCAGCACGTAAGTCTCTAACTGAGCGCCCGTGGTTTTTTTACTTGTGCCGCCCTCGTTGACAGCAAATTCGGTCGCGTCCACGACCTCAGGCGCCTGTGGGGCCTCACTGATTTTCTTGTCGCTTCCAGCCATTATCTGATTGCCTCCGCTACTGTTTGCAATATCCGCCCTTGCACTGTATTCCAGTCGCTACCATCCGAAATTGACACATCGCCAAAGTGTATATCTACCTTGTATTGGCTGCCCCGTTGTCCACCGATCATCCCTGCCGGTACAGGTTGTATGGGGACTGGCTGGGGAGCATTAGCGGCTTGTATCTGCCGCATTGCATCGGCCACGTCAAAGAGCGCATTTGCGAGTGGTGGCGGCGACCCAGGTTTCAGCCAATCTGGTAGCTCTTGCGGCATATTCGCAATCGCGCCACTGAACCCGTTGATCGCGGTCGTCATACGGTTTGCGCTGTTCACAATCGGGTCATCTACCTCAGCAAACGCATCTTTGATCGAGACCAGGTCATCCCACGCCGTTCCGACCGCATCGCCAAGATACTCCGCAACATCCTCGGAAAACGTCTTCATCGGCCCTGAGTCCGGCGCAGACTCCCCGCCGAGCAGGTCAAGTCCCGTATCAATTGCTTGCCCAATCGCTGTGGCAATCGCCTTGAACTGGTCGGCCTTGTCGATCCCGTCTTGTCCTTTCAAGGTCGCTGTCACATCATCTAGGCCTCCTAGAAACTCGATCAGGTCGGCTTTGAACAACAGCATCTGCTTCGTGATGTCTTTGTCTTTGTAGTCACCTAGCTTGACCAGCGAATCGACAGACGCCCCTATCGGCCCTACGATATTCCCTACCGCCGTCGCAAACTTGGCTGTCGCCTCGATCCCCGTGATCTCATAGTCAGAGGCGATTTCGTTCATCTTGTCCAGCACGACGCCCAACTGTACGCTCAGCTTGTCCATCTGCGTCGGCAGGTTGGACACTTGTTCATAATCCGCGATGGCGGCCAATGTGTCAATAGCTGGCTTTACGATCTCCAGGATATTTTTGACTGAGGTCGAAAACTCCCCGATCTCCTCACTCCCTTGCTCAAACTCAAAGGTGATTTGCGTCAACTCTTCCAAGGCGATCTGCAGATCAGCGGCCACACCTGCCATTTTACCACGCAGGTACTGAGTTCCCGTATACTCTCCGAGGCTTACCAACGCGTCGATAGTCGGCTTGACGATCCCAACCGCTTTCGAGGCTTTTTCGGCAAACTCGCCAAGATTCGCGACCGCCTTATCTGCGTCGCTTGTATCCAGCGCCATCAATTCTTCCAACACAATCGTCAAATCGACAACCATCGCGCCGATCTTGCCGCGCAAATACTGTTGCTGTTCATACTCTGCAACAGCGGCCAATGCATCGACTGTGGGCTTTATGATCCCAATCCCCTTCGTGACAGTTTCGGCAAAATCGGACAGGCCCTTAATCGCATCTGCTTGCTCTGCGTCTTGTATCTGTGACAGCGACGCAAGATTCGTCAATACAATCTCTAGATCATCAACGATTTTCTCACTATTATCTACCACCTCTGTGCTCGACTCATACTCTGCCAACTTTGCAAGTGCATCTACGGCAGGGACAACCACGCCGAGGACAGTTTTGGTAATTGCGATAATCCCAGCCGCACCGCGTAAGGTTGCCCCTTGCTGTCGCCCGACGTCATTCAGCATTGCAACGATAGCCGTCAGCACCAAACGAACCTGCTCAGCCCATGTTGCCATATCAGGCAATTCGCTTACAGTCAGGTCGCCGAGTTTGAGGCTCGTTATTGAGAATAGCGGTTTGAGTAGATCAAGCGTCTTGGTTGCCGCCTTGAGCTTGTCTTCTGGTACTTCTGTGGCAAGCGCCTCCAACGTATCTGTCAGAATCCCGATAAACTCACGGGTTTGTTCCGCCCATGGTTTGAGGCTGGCGGCCACATTTCCAACGGTTTCTGGATCTGCCCCAGCACTTGTGATTGCATTTATCAGCATCGAATAGCCTTCGAAATATAACTGAGCTGCCTGTGCCATCTTGCGAATCGTCTTGCCGTGCTTGTATGATCCCTCGGCGGCTCCATACATCCCTATCAATATCTCGTTCACGAACTCGTTAAATCGTCTTAGACCTTCCTCGGCCTGGACAGGCACGTCAAAATACAGCAACTTGTCAATTGCATCTAGTGCTGCTTCGATTCCCCTGTCAACATCTTCGACTACCGATGTGAGTCGCGCAACTGCTGTTTCTGTCAGCTTTTTCGACGCCGTGCTGATTCTTGCTGTTGCAGAAGGCACACTGGCATCAAACAAGGTCGGGTCAATTGCGGGTAACTCGATTGTGAACCCTTCCCATGCCTTCTGCGCTTCTTGCGCCGCACTTTTCGCCGCGCCCTGCATTTTCCCGATTTCGCTGATATACCCCTCAGTCGCTTGCCGCATTCCCTCACGGTCCCCAGCCCGCGCCGCATCCTGGAGAGCCAACAACGCGTCAAACTTTTTCTGCTCTGCCCGTAACTGATCGCTCCCAGCCTGCTTGAGCATATCGAGGATGACTTTCGCGTGGGTCTCGTCCGCGTTTTCCTGTGTCTTGTACGCCTCGACCTTTTGGATCAATGCCCTGATCTCATTATCATGTTGCGCGACCAACTGTTTATAGTATGCCCACTTTTGATCGGCGATCTGCTTTAGAAGGGCCCGCTTTTGCAACTGCTCTTGTATACTGTACTCGCGAGCGGCCATCTGTTTTTGCTGTGCGTACTTTGCATCCAGGGTGCGCACCTCATCCATGCGCCCCGCGTTGACCAATGCGATCCGTTGTGCCTGGTACTCTTGCTCTGCTTTGAGCATATCGAGGTTATGTTGCCATCGCATGTCGAATATAGAGTTGGTATAGGACGTTTGGATTTCCTCCAATTTATTCAGGTGTTTGCTCGTAACGTTTGCGATCTTGCTAAATGCCTTGGAGATGTCTACTGGATCAAAGATGTCATCCCACGTGCGTCCATAAGCCTCCAATGCTATCTCGCCTGCATAGAACTCATCTGATATGTCCCCCAGCCCCTGCCCAAGGCTATCCAACCCACGCTCGTAAATGTCAGCCTTTATTGCGCCCGCGCCCATGCTGTCGCTATAAACGCTGACCTCTTTGTCTAGCTCAAGGAGGGCTCGTTTAGCCGTGATAACTTCTCCCCACCAATCCTTGACCGCATCCTTTGCCATAGCTAGCGGACTGAGCATCTTGAATATCCGTATTGCCGCCTCTTTTGTATCATCGTTAAGATGCCACCAAAGGCCGCCCAATACCTTCAGGTCTACTTTCAAGTCCTGAATGACAAGTAGGGCCGCCTGAGAATTGAGTACAAACTCGGCAAGGTTATCGGCTGCCTGCTCCACGCCCGTAATAAATTGTTCAGAGACCACGATGTCTCTAAACACCTTTAATATATCGGTCGCAACTGGCAGCGTGTCTTCCATTATTGGCAACAACGCTTCGCCTAACTCGCGGCGCGCGTTCGCCATCGTCGCCTCGAACGTCATAAATCCACCCGCCGCCGAACCCACAAGATCGGGCATGGCTGCCGTGTTTGCCTGCAACTTCTCCATGACAACATTCATCATGGCCGTTTGTTGCTGGTTTTTCGTCAATTGATCGGCCTGTACCCCGAACATCTGCGTTGCGCGGTTTATGGCTTCTGCTTGTGAGACCTGGATGTTGAGGTTATCGAGGATCATCGGTGACAGTCGCCCGACGCCGCGCACCAGGGAGGTCAAGAGGAAGTCCATGCTTTCGCCCGTGGACGCGGAGATTTTCGCCAGATAACTCATAGCCTCTGGCAACTGTTCAGCGAATGTCTTACTGATTAGCTGAGCGGCCTGGTTGTACGATTTCATTAGTGCGACATCATCGACAAGCCCGCCAGAGGTGCGTCTCATCTTCTCAATGTCCCCGCCAAGCCCGATAAATGCCGCCCTCACGGTTTGTACCTCAGCGGCTTCTCGTGTGAGTTTTACGACTCCCTCAGCGGCTTGAGTCAACCGCCCTGCGATACGATCCAATACGACAATAGCACTTCCGATCCCCGCTGTGAAAACCGCGAGACGCTCAGAAGCGGTTAATGCACTTTTCCCCGTGTTCTGAAATCCCCTGTCAGAATACTTTGTTGCATCCTCAATCCGCTTCGCGCTCTGTACTGTGTTTTGTTCCATACCGAGAACAGCGGCATTGTACGCTTTTGTGGCCGCATTGAATTGCGTCATATCCAAAAACGCTTCCATGCCGATTTTTTCGGTACTGTCGTCTCTTTGCTCAGGCTGTCCCACTTGCTCGGAATTATCCCCCACGCTTGAGCCGCCATCATCTCTGATAGCCTTAGATTGCTGTACCAGCGCCCCCCAGGTATCGACAGCCGCTCTAATGGCAAGCCGTCCGCGCTCTTCCACCGCACATTGTAGAGCTTCTCGAAATTGCGCCTGGTCTTCAGGCGATACCGACCTCCCAGCGGAAAGCACGTTCAGCAACGGGAGTAATATCTGTATATCTACTGGCGTCAGCACCTCTGTGAGTAGATAATGCAGTTTCCGCTCCAACTCCCCGTCAGGTATCTCGATCCCAAGCATTTTCTGTTTCGAGATCCACGAATCATCTTCGGGTAGATTGAACGAATCCCAATCGATCCCATACAGCAAACGCGCCCGCGAATACTGTTCAGATTGCGCAGTTTCCAAGCGTTCCCGCGCATCCTGATAGGCATTCCAACGGGCGTGGTTCAGTCGGGTCAATTCTTCGTCGCCAGGTACATCCAGCGATTCCTCGTCTAACGGGAACGGCCCCTGTTCCCCACCCCCCACTGTCGGAACCATATACATGGGCACATCTATAGGCTCGCCCCGTTCGCGAAATTGATCTTCAATAGCGAGGGTGGCTCTTGTAAGGACATTCGGGTGAATCGCTTTCAGCTTGAGTGTTATCCCGTCCTCCGTCACATACTCGTCAGGTACAGACTTATCGTGTTCGATCATCGTGTTCTCCCTTTCTTGCGCAAGGCGGGTAGGTAGCCTGTGGGGAGAACGGCAAGGCCACCCACTCGCCCGTTGCGCCTATTGTATATTCAGGCCGTTATACCAACAGCCTATGAGAAATCGGCCCTACCGCCGTGACCTCTCCAGCCATAAATGCTGTATCATAGTCAACAGCCCATACAGCATTCCAAAAGCCAGCCATCGAGGATGTGGGAGCGTAATACTGCCAGTCATGGCCGCCGTTGATCGTACGATAGACCACGCCCTCAGAGATCGGGCCAGACGATTGCCACTTGACTGTCATATAGCCGCAGTAATCATCCAGGAACATGCTGTCTGTTACGGCAATCGTGCTTCCAACGATACTTCCAGGCGGCAATGAGTAGGCGCGCTCAGTCCATGTGGCCCCGCCGTCCTCGGTATAAAACAGCGTCCCATCATCATATCCAACCCACATGCGATTTGGCCCAAGGATTTCGCAACAGTTTATGGCCACCGCACCTTTACCCGACGGTAATCCTGCTGCGTCTTGCCATAGCTCCCCGCCGTTCACCGTCACCTGGATTTCGCTGTTCTCGCCGACCGCAATACCGTACAATTCATCAATGAATCGCACATAGTTCAGAGGATTCGTTGCACTATGAGCCTGCGCGTCCCACGTGAGCCCGCCATCTTTGCTCATATAGATGTTCGGCGTATCAGTGACCAGCCAGACATGATGCGCATCGAGGGCAAACAGTGCCCCATTGTATTGAGCCGCTTCGCCTGCAACAGCGCCCGCCGTGCTCTCCACCCATGTTACTCCATAGTCGTCTGAGTACATCGTATCCAGAGGCCCACCACCACCGCTCAGATCATCCCTTACGACAACAAGTCTCTTTCCGCCACCCCAAGAGAACGCCGTAATTGACATGATATTGTCAAGCGTTGCATAAGGGGCCGTGACAGCCGCCCACGTCACTCCGCCGTCTGTGGTTTCCCACACGTTTGCCGGTGCACCCAATGCAACTGAATCAGCGACCATGAACCCATGTTGCCCACCCTTGATTGCAGGCCCGCAGGCTCCCATGCAGCGTGGCGTGTCAACAAATATCACATCATTCAGTCCGTTCGGCTCACCGCTTGTGGTCATCTGCTCTAGGTGTGGCTGGTATGCCCGCTCTACACGCTCGCCCGTAATATCATATGCCTGTGTCGATTCGTCGGTCGCCGCCCTCAGAGCCAAGTTTGCCTCAGTAATCGCTGTGATTGAGCCATACTGAAACACGATTGCTCGATCAAAGTTCAGAAAGGTGTCAGCTCTGCCACATAATCTCTGATTCACATATACAGGCATCGGGCAGGCTTTGTTTTTTTCGAGCCACGTCGCCGTCGGTCCAAGTAGAACCGTAATCGGTAGACTCGGTTGATCAGGCAGACCCTTTCGTCTGGATACGACTTTCCAGCCGCCCCTGCGGAAATCGCGGCAATATGTCACCATTGACTCCCCTTGCGGGTCGCCCAAATCCCCAACGTCTGAACACGCCAGCAAATAGCAGGGCGTGTTTGGGCCATCGGGCTGTACCCACACTACACCCATCTCACCAGTGAAGATTTTGTTATGCGTTGCCATACTATCCCCTCCCTTACATGCTCAGCTTATAGATTGTTGCTGTGCCGCCTGCAAGTCCGCCAACTGCATAGACCAGGTTCGGCGTACAGGCCCACAAAGCTTCAAGCTGTTGCGCTGCGTCAAGTGATTCGTAATTATATTCTTCCCATGTGTACCCGCCGTCCATCGTGCGATAGACGGAGCTTTCGGCGGTCGGCCCCGCGCTTGACCACGCCAGCAAGAAAGACCCGTTCAAGTCGTCGGTAAACGTAATATCAGTAACCCCAGTCAGGCTGGTCATACTCGACGGGACTGTGAATACTCTTTGTGCCCATGTCACGCCGCCGTCGTCAGTGTACCAGAGCTCTCCGTTGTCATACGCGATCCACCAACGCTTGGCATCGAGCACATGACAAGACAGAATGTCATTCCCAGCCGCTGCACCAAGTGTCATTGGGGCCTGCCATGTTACCCCACCGTCCAGCGTGTACAGCATATGGTCAGTATCGCCTACCACAAGCCCTGTATCTTCATCGATGAAGTGAACATAGTTCAGGGCATCGCCCGCCGCCGTCGCTGTCTGCAATGTCCAGCTCAGGCCGCCATCTTGCGAAAAGTAGACGTTCCCCGCCGCGCCACCGCCTGTATCTGTACAAAGCCAAATGTGGTGAGCGTCTAGCGCAAACAGTGCGCCACCGCGTACCGCAAACTCGGTGTTTGTCGAGCCAACCGCAACAGTTGTCCAGCTTGCACCCCAATCATCGGAATATGCGATACTCATAGGCGTAGCTGCCAGCGTATCACGTGCCACGATGATTCGCATCACGTCAGGGCTATACCCGAAACACGTTACACTAACAAGTGCATTCGCGTTCCCGTACGGTTGCGTGGCCGCTGCTGTCCATGTCGCCCCACCGTCATGCGTAACCCAGATGTCACCTGGGGCTGCGGCCGCATGGTCGCTCACAGCCACCCCGTCTGTGCCCAGTGCTTTCGCTGCCCCACACGCTCCTGGAGAGCATACTAGCGTATTGCAAAAACATACATCATAGAGGATTTGGTCTTCGACCGTTGTCTGGCGAGTCATTTTCAGTGGGTATAGCCGCTGGAGCCAATCGCT